GTATTTTTAAGTTGATCACCAACACGAGGTTGTTCTCTAACTTCTTGTAAGATCTCCAATATGTAACGACGAAGTAAGTCGGTCATGTTACTAAATATTACTTAGCGACCAATTCTTTCTCTTGTTTCGTAGAGATTACGTCAGCCATGTGAACTACATCAACCAGACGTGGCTCTTTCATCTTATACGGAGCATTCGACTCGTCGTACTGGCCATCATTGAGGACGATCGCCAACCACTCATCCTGCGAAAGTTTCAATCCAAAGCGTTGACATAACCAGACGCCGCGGTGGGGGACTGTCATGTATTGGATGTCTTTGTTGTGTTTATACATTTCACCAAGCTTTTCACGATGCCAATCGGAATCCTGAGGAACATAATAGTCCTTCTCATGATCGCCAACCTTGCCTAGGTCATGGAAGAGGCAGCCAATGATGAGAGAATCCTTTGGTAGTTCCCAACCAAACGTCTTGCATAGCTTCATTGCGTTCCCTAGGACACGAAGCGAATGATCCACCAAACCACCAGGAATAGCGTGGTGATAATCCTTGCGGCTTGAAGCGGGACACAGTGCCAACCGCTCTGACATATGGTCAATAAGCTCAAGGGCTGCAGGTGATCGATCCCCTAATCTCTCGCAAAGTGAACGATACTTGTCAAAGTTTGCGGCAATTTCTTCAGGACTTAAACTCATAAAGCCACACTACCATAATGTGCCCTTGATGTACATCTATTTTATTGTGTCTCATTTACCATAGAAGATTTATATCGTTTCAAACTTTAAAGGAAATTTGGACGAATATCCGGGTACGATTGTGGATTTTATTCCTTCCACATCTTTTATTCGATCCTCACGAACATCAAGTATCAATGCATCGTGCAACACAAATAATGGACGGATCCCATCAGTTCCAAGTTGTTCAACCACATTTTTGAATCCTAAAAGTGATACATCAACACCGGTTGACTGGGCAAATGTATTCACCAAAAGATGATCTTGTGGTTCTGGTAGTTCTAGGGGGCGACCATATTTATTTTTTATCTTTGATGTTAATGAGTATTCTTCTTTCAATCTCTTTTTTAAGTGTTGGGTCTCGAAATACTCCCTAATTGTTCCAACAAACTCATCAAGTTTGGAACCAGATATACCCAGCCTGAGCCCTAGTGTATGTTTTGAAGATCCGTAAAGCTCGCTGATAACAGCCCCTTTCACAACATCCCTGTCTATAGTTCCACCAAACAACTCTCGAGCAATTTTTGCATATAAATCAGGCCCATCAAACTCCTTTCCTGTCTCTGCTAGGATGATTCTTGCCTCGAGCGCAGAAAAATCAATGGAACATATGTAACCGCCTGGGAAATTTGACTTGAGAAGCTTTCTATGCTCTTTTTTCAACGTAAGGATGTTTGGTCCAGATGAAACCTTGAGTCTTCCAGTTCGTGTTGCGAACCTATCATATTCTACAACGGGTAGATAACCACCTGGTCCTGGTTTAAATGTCTCTAACGCACCAGAATCCCTGTCCACAGAATCACATGCTTCCTTAAACAAGTTGGCATCAACCTTTGCGGCCTTTAGTGAGGATAAAAACCTCCCCCCGGGTCCCCAAGAAGAGATATAATAATCTTTTGGTAAAGATTGAATGACATCCACTATTGATTTAATCAGAGTTTTTACAAAATGTTTGTAGGGCAATGAAGGCATCACTTGAGACCAAGGTATTCTGACATCTAGAGACCCAGAGGTGAGCAAAGTCATTGGCTTATGCCATCTATCAGGAGGTTTTATGGAAATGTCAGTGCCGTTCAAACGTAGGATTGAATCTAGACATAATGGTTTATTAGGGTCTAACGTCCCATCAAGAAACCAAACTTCCTTTGGATCTTTTGACGTTGTGAAAAAACCATCCCCAGAGACAATTATATGTTTTTCAGAACCTAAGATCGCAGACGAGATACAAAAAGTGTCCACGACACCATCGTACCACAATGCATAGCAAAATTACATCATGAGTTATTTTTTCGTGGTTTTTGCATTATTTACAGGAGTTTCTTCGACCGATATTTCAGATACCTGTGCTTGATCAGCAGCCTCTATCGCTTCCTCTTTTTGCTTCGTATCAATCCCCATAGCCCTAAGTTCGTTATCAATTGATGTTGCACCAAAGAACCTACCATAACCATCGGTGTATTTGAACGTCCACGCGGTTTCGAACTTTCCTGGTTGGAAGTTGTGTTGTATTTGGGTTGATTTGTAAAGGTTGTCCATCGTTGTACCAGTTTCAAAGTCTAAAAAGTATTCTTGAAATACATTTGCAATGGGACACCCTATGGTTGTTAGACTGACCTCTACTGGTAGCGCTCTAACAGGGAGATTGTTTTCTGCCATAGATAGTGCATTTGGTGCGACTGTTGAATTTGCCTTGAATGAACCACCTGTTATATTCATTGCCGCGACGGCGCCGTCCATTTTTGATTGAACCTGTACATTGTAAACCATTGTCGCATTTGTACCTCCGACGACGATCTTAGCTACTGTTTCTCCAATAAAATCACGCAAAACATTTGCACCCTTTGCAATCGTCTTACCGACAGATACACCATCTATTGTTATGTTTTGTGTTGAACCAATGTTTGTCTGTATTCCTACATCACTTCCACCAGGTCCTGCATACAGTCTTCCATAAGATTTTATAAAGTTTGTTTTTTCTTCGTTAGTTACGTCTGTTTCAAATACTTTATAATTTCCTTCTTTATCTTTAAACAACTTTGATTGTTTAGAGAACGGATTGTATGTTCTATCGTAGATATCAATTCTCAAAATTCTTTTATCTTTTATCTCTGGATCAGTTATCTTAAATCTTTCTGGAGGTGGATTATATTTTGCACCCACTCTGTGTTGTAATTTATATAATAAGTCTAACTTATTTCCATCATTTTCATAGTAAGTTTCCATTTTCATTGTTATGACAGGTGACTTAAACTCACCATATTTCTCGAACCACTCTGTCATAGGAACTTTTTTATCATCTGGTTTTGCATCTGATTTCTCGGCGCTATCTGGGGTTGGGTCCTTCTTGGGTTCAATTATGCTTCTCATTCCGTAACCAACTGCCCTTTGATCTCCAAAGATAGCACCTGATGCCCAGTTGAGAAAGTCTAAAACACTCATAGATTCTCCACCACGCTTCATACAGAAGTCAGCAAATGCCTGTTCCGCATATGAAATTTCAACAGGAAATTCAGCAATACTGTGTAGACTTATTGGCCCACAAGATTCATTTATTTGATAAAAATTTACTTGTACCTCATCTACTCCTTGCTCTTTTGCAATTACAGTTAAACCTGGAAGGCAAAATGACAAAAACATCTTACCAAATGAAACTAATTTAGGAGATGTGTCTGGTGGTGGAGGATCTTTTTTTGGCTCTGCTGGTTTTTGTTTTGCGCCACTTCCGCCAACACCTCCACCACCGCCGCCACCTCCACCACCGCCGCCTTTATCCCATCCATGCTTCTTTAGTTCTTCTGCATGTTGCTGTTTCATGTATGGTTTATCCCATGAACCAGCTAACGGTTGTTCCATTAGTAAACGCTCACGTTGTGTACATTTAGCTACTGCCCATGCAGCAGGTGTGGGTTTACTGTAACTGTTAAAAACTGCTGCTTCGCCTATGCCCTGTAGGCCTTCAGTTTTTTCTAATTCAAAAGCGCATTCATTTATACGTTTATCGATATAACCGTAATGCTTTTGGAAATATGTATCTAATTCTTTTTTACTTTTGAAGTTTCCCATTATTGTTACTATTAGGTGTGTAAATTATCGAGGTGGTTGCCATGGACATTTTTCATCTCTCATGAGCACCTTAATTCTTTCTATGTCCACGCCAGCAGCAGAACTTTCATTTCGTATACGATCTTCTTCTTTCAACCACTTTGCTTTTTTATCTAGATCACCCATATTCTCAGCAAGTACGCTCATATTGTATGCTTCTTCTGAGCGCGAATAATTGTTCTCAATAAGATTATATTTTTGCCAATAATGACCTTCAAGTTTTTTGCAGGTGTCATTGTCTGCATTTGTTGATACTTTTTTAGCACCGCCGCCGCCACCTCCACCACGTCCTCCACCACCTCCACCGCCTCCGCCTCCGCCTCCGCCGCCATAGCCACCACCTCCGCCTTGATTTTTTGGTGCAGGTTTTGGTTCTTCTTTTGGTTTTGTCTCATCAACGTAGTTAGACATTGCCTTGATTAGGTCTTCTCCAAACAATCTTTGATCAGGTTGTCCTTCTCTTTTTATGATAGTGTCTGTTGGTAAGAATGGATCTTCTCCCTCTTTCTTAAATGAATCAAACTTTGATTTTGCAAAATCTCTTGATTCATTTTTTTGTTGAACCTTCCATACCGGTATTTTTTCAGTTGGATCAATTTGATATATGTTTAATAGAAGTTGAATCAATCTCCAGGCTTTTTGATTGAAAGGCTGCTCCTTTTTTATTCTTCTTCCTTCTGCTTGTAGAATTTTCAATAACTCGCTTGGGTCTATTGAAGGTTCTAAATTTCCAGCTTCTAGCGCTTCAATGCTTTGCATTATTCTGTTGTCAGAGCCAACACCTAACGAATTCTTAAATGCCTGTTCTGCGTCTGTAGACTTTGAAGAAATTGCATTACGTAACTGTTTAATTTCTGCAAGTATTTTTGGAAGTTGCCTAAAAATTGAAGTTGTTGGACTTCCCTGTACGTCTATTCTACCTTGTTCTATGTTAACGTTCGTCTTATTGAGTAAATCAAGTTTAACAGTTGCTTGACCAGTGTTATCAAATGAATAACCAACATTTTTTGTGAAGAATGCGTGACGGGTCAACATAGTTTCATTTACAAATTTTGCGTAAGCATTGTCTTCGTTATTTTTGCCTCTTGGCGCTAACCAACCAAATGTGATCCATATCGTTATATCTGCGGTACCTGAAGGTCCTCTAACAAACTCTGAGAATTCTACTAACCTTGCTTTATCGTGTACTCTAAATTCCAGGCTTGCATTTAAGGTTGGCTGATTGATAGAACCAGCATTAATGATTGATACTTGCGCAGAAGTAAGAGTTGCTGGGGGTAAAAATGGCTTTACATCAAGTAATCTACTATCTGACTTAGCCTTTAACTCTTCCATATTTGTGAGAGTTTGTGGAGTTGTAAACATTTCCATTCCCGTTATAAACACTTCCTCAGTGTTTTCAGCGGGTCCTGGTCCTGTTTTTCCTCCTTTTTTTGCAGAAGTTGCAACATTAAACGTTGCAAGCATCGCAGCATCGGTTGGTGATAAAGTATTTGTAAAAACTTTTGTGCCTCTTGTGATGCTTTTTCCGTTAGCATCTTTAATTGTTTCTGTTTCTTCCCTGGGTGGAGGTAATGAACCTAAAAGATACCTGATAATAGAAGGCCTGTTGAGATAGGCACCAATTATCTTTCCGTCAGATCCTTTAATTGTATCACCACGTAATCGTGGCATTTGAAATTCAACATCAAGATAAGGCACCATCTGCGAAGCAAAATGTGATGGGATATGATTCAAAAAAAGACTAACTTCATCTACACCTTTTCTAATATCACTTAGCAACGGCATTCTGAGAACATTTAAAGTAACGTCAACACCTGGTTCCTCACCACCCGTAGTACAAATATTTTGATAATAATTTTCTGCAGTAATTTCTTGACCTGCACCAGCATCTGACTTAGATGGCTTAGTTGACTTTGTTATCCAGTATTCTCTATCTAAAAAAGTCGCTTTTCCTGTTGAGTCGATCGCAGCAGTTTGATAACCAACACCCCTAAGAGGAATATTAGTGTAACTTTTTAAAGTCTCTATTATTTTTCTACCAGGTGTAGTCACCCTAATATAAGTGTCGAACAAAACCTTGAATTGATCTTGCGTTATGTCCTTATCGCTAAATCTTTTCTTAGTGAAGAGTTTTAATTTGCCAAACTCATCTTGTGGAGTCAAAAATCTATAAAAATTGATTACATCAGAATTGAACCTGCCAAGCGCTGGGTCTGGTCTATTCGGATCGTATTCACCTTTTCTTAATTCGTATTCAACGTCTGACATAACAATTGACAATATTATCCTAATAATCTTTGAACATCATTAATATCTGGGACTTTTATGACTGTTCCAGGTGGTGCCTGTAATGCCCACCCTATTTCAGAAGCCGCAGCAATGACCCACCAATATCTGGAATCTCCATAAATCGCTCCAGCGATGTGTTCTACCCTGTCAGCCTCTGTCAATATCAACACTTTTGTTATTTGTATATCGCCACTCTCTATTCCGCTACGGATCGTATTGATAGATTCTGTGGATTGTATACCTTTAAAATCATAACGATAACCATCTTTTTTGTATCTGTCAAATGCAGCCATAATAAATCACACCCCTGGTATCTTTGGTCTTTGAACACCAATTTGGTATATTGGTGCCCTGTTTTGTCCATCTGATGAAAGACCAGGTGGGATATCATGCACAGGAGTGAAGGACATTGTGATCTTACACATCTTTGGAGCTTTTCTTTCATCGCTTGTGTCCCACGTCCCAGCCATCCAGTCAAACTGCATAGACTCAATAAATCCTGCAAGTCCTTGACCACCAGCTGATCTAAATGAACGAACGATTGTGTTATTTCGTGGATCCATAAATGTTGCAACTTCTTCTGCATAACGGGCAGCTGAATCACCAGGACCCTTTTTTATTGCTTCCTCATATTCTTGTCTAACTTGTTCAGACTCTTGTGAAAGTTTTGCATTTGCTTCTGCTATTAAAGCATCTTGAGTTGAGGTTGATAAATCTAACGCTAATTTTATCGTTTCATCATACTGTTTCTTAGATAGCGGATATAATTCTTGTAGTTGTGATTTAGAAATTAAAAATTTTTCAGGAATGGATGGTTGTTCAAATTTTTCTTCTAGCGGATAGTAAGCATTTTGTTGTTTCATCTTTTTCGCCAAATGATCATTAAACTTTTTTTGTTCTTCTTCTGTTCTATTGGCTTGATTACCATATCCCAGTGATACAGTTTGATATAAATCTACAAATTCTGCGCGACAAACGAATCTAGTATCATCTGAATATACTTTTTGTATGTCAATTGGTTCAGTCACAATATCTACCGTGTAAGATTTATTATCTCCTGGGTCAACAGAATAATATAACTTTTCTATTTTTTCTTTTCCGTCTTTTCCTTTTGTTTTTGTGGTATGTTCCTTATATTCCTTGACAACCTCTAGTAATTTTACTCCTATAAAATAATCAGCGGGATTGTTGAGGGCAAATATACCTTTTTTTCCTTTAGTATCTGAAGCATACACGTTGTAAGATTTTTTTAAGTTATCAGTTGAATTTTTATTTTCTTCTGAATCATTGGTATTTGATGCAGCTAAAAAAATTATTTCTCCTTCCTTAACTTTCCACAAATAATCAGGACCATATTGTCTAGAACCTGTCGCAAGTTCTTTTTTCAATTTTTCATTTGCCTCAGTTGCCTTACCTATGCTTTCACTAGCTTTTTGTCTTGCATCAGCAATTTTCGCATCTCTATTTTTTTGTAACTTGAATTTACCCGTTCTATCAACTTCATTAAGAACTGTGTCATTTTCTTGAAGACCAAATACCTTTGATAGATTGAACTTTGAATAGTTAGAAGTAATAAGGTTACCCAATCTCAATCTCACTAAGGGAGATGCGCCGATTGCTTGAGTGAATGGCTTTACAAATGAATAAGAGTCATTTGAAACTCTTTTGCCAGATGTGTATTGTGGGTACATCAATGTTGTTAGCTTATTTATTTTAAACCATAAAGCATCAAAGTCTTTACTATCTAGTGCGGCTGCGATGAAAGAGAGACTAATCTTTCTTTGAGTATTTTTATAAACTCTTACTGGTTCTACCCTGCCAAAACCTTCAACTGCATCATACGCTGCAGAATAATCCTCAGACAATGATAAAATAAAAGCGTGGAATCCAACTATTTCATTTGTTCTAACATCATGGAAATAGAAAGGAACATATTCGGCGTCAAATGAACGTTCAATACTGTCTCTAGTATTTTCTGAGATTCTGCCTATATCACCATCAGAAAATAACATTCTAGTTGTGCTGGTTGGGTCTAGATCCCTAGAGGGAAGAACTGAAGTGGGACCATCAAGTTTTTTAGTTAAATCAAAATAAGACGTAGGAGAAGATAAAAGTAAGTCGTTAGTTTGATTAACTGCCCAAGCTAGCTTTCTCACCCTTCCTTGGAATAACCTGCTTTTGCCATACCTTGTTGCTGAATTATCGTCATCTGCAGAATCAATTATAGATATTTTTCTTGTGTTATCTATGGTTTGTGATACGTCAAAAAGAGTTTCTCCGCTTACAGACGTTCCAACGTCACCAATTTGTGCAAAAAAATTAAAAATTCCGACTAGTCTTGAATCCCTGATAATTTTTATAATTTCCAAAGATTTTTCATCTGGGCTTATGTTCTTAATTTCATTCACTTCTTTCAACAACATTGACATTCTCGTAGAAGATCTAATAATTGACCTTGAAAGAATCGTGCTATAGTTTACGGTTTCATTAGGTCTTGATAACGTGGGTAAATTCGTTGACCTATTGATTTTGTAAAATAAATTAATTCCTAAAATTACTGCTTCTTTGTATGGTTTAGCTGTTGGTATTATGTTGATGAGTTGTAATTTCTTTGTTAAACTTGGATTAGAATTACTTTGATAATTCGGTTCAGTTGTTCCTCCATAGTAAGAACCTATTCCTTGCCTGCCAGAGCCTCTATATCTAGTCGTTACGCCAAGAGGTATGTTACCTGATTCTACTCTTTCCTCTATCATCTTAAATGCATTGAACACGCTACTCACAAGTGCTGCTGCGGTAGCGACTTGGGTTTCGTTTGAAAGACCAGAGAATCTGTCAACTATGTTATTTAGTGTTGTCTCAAACTTAGAACCGAAGTCTGTCAATTCATCTGGTTTTATTACCTCTTGAGGTAAATTTCTTATGATGCTCTCTATATTTAATCTTTCAATTGGTTGACTCAAATCTTCGACTGAAGATACGTTTCCACCTTGAGATGAAATGTTTGAATTTTCTTTTGATTCAGAAGGTGAACCACCTTCAACATTCAAATAAGTTGCATTCTTTTGTAATATTGGTGCTATCTTAGCAAGTCTTTTGAAACCATACTCTCTTTTTGTAGAGTCGTTGTTTCCAGGTGATGTTCCAAATTTAAGTTTATCAGGATTCACAAATGACGAATTATCATCAAACTTTTCATCAGTCACAAACTTCACAGAATTGGCACTCAAATACTCCGGAACAAATCCACCACTGTTATCAATAGGACTAAATCTATTGACTTTTAGAACCTGTGATATGTAACCCTTGAGTGGATCAGCAAGACCTTTTGATGTCCTTACATATTTACCCTCTGGGTCAACATCTGCAGGAATTGCCGCGTTACGAAGTAGGTTATTTCCGTCTGGGATAGCTGGATTGTTGACTGTTGAATAACCCTTTTTTACTGGTGCTCCATTGGGAGCTGCAATTGTTTGATTAAACTCTGGTGCAAATGAACTTTCATTCGGTGTTATTGATGGCTTCATTGGATTACCATCAACATCACGCAAGCTAACTTCCCTCAGTTTTGTTGAGTCATCTATTCCTATAGGATATGGATTTGGCCTTAAAGGAAGATCTGCAGCTGTTCCTTCTTTCCCTAACGTCGTTTTGCTTAGGTACTTTGCAAATGTCTCTTTCGTAGGTGTAGATATATCTTTTTTAGATTTGTCTACCTTGATATCTCCTGAATTCCATTTGCCATATTTACCACCGGCGGAGTCGTCTGTAGAACCTTCTTCAAACACGTCCATGGTGTAAACATCACCATTTAGGTTTATTCCACCAGTACCAGTGTCTTTTATGCTAGCCATAAATCATCTACCTATTCTTTAGGTATAGGATTGTCATTATTTTCTTCCAAATTTATCAGGCTCTCCATCAAAGAATCTATCAAACTTATGTATATTTCATCTGTAAATGACTTTACCTGTCGACGTTCTGCTTCATTTTTGACAGAAGAAATTATCTTCTTATGAAGCTCATCAGAGTGTAATTCTTCTAAAAACTTTTGCTTTTGTTCTTTATTCATGTGTTATTTTTCTCACAACACAGATGGAGATGAATTAGGTTGAATCTTTCCGCTATTCTGTAGTGTTGTTCTTGGACCATCGCCATCAGAACCTTCCTTAGTTGCATCTATCAATAGATTCATTCTGTTCCTGATAACTGATGATCCATTAGTTATCATTATTCTCTCTATTGGTGCAGAGTCCATTGTAACCTTGAAGCTAACGTTAATGATAACGTCTCTAGCAGTAACTTTATAAGCTCCTGCGTCTCCAATCTTACCAAATTTGGCTGCAAATTTACTAAGATTTGCATCAAGATCTATCTTTAGGCCTTGACCCATTGCTTCCTCAAGCTTCTTTGCCATCTTTATCATGTCTTCAGCAGCCTTGACAGACGGAACAATGCCCTTACCAATTAGGTCTTTCAACCTGTCTACATGCTTTATGCTTCCCTCTGCTCCCTTTAATAATTCACTGTTCATCAATTCATGAAACATCTCACCAGCACCAATCACTCTTTCACTTATTGAAGAGATGTCTCCACCGGGAGATGAACTAAGCATTTTTGCTAATTTATCTTGTGAAGTAAGAAGTGGACCAATTGAGCCCTCTATAGATTGTAAGAAAATTGAAATATCACTAACCTTATTAGCAATGAGCCTTGTTGTTTCTGAAATACTGACTTCTGCACCTTCTGCATCTTTTTCAGTCAATGAAGCTATTACATCTTTGATGCTAGACATTAACTTTTTTAGGGAACTAAAACCCTTAGCTATGTCATCTGCAGCCTTGTCTGCTTTATCTAAACCTTTTAGATTTGGTATTGCAGTTTGAATTGTGCTTATTATTTCTGGTATTGGACCACTCAATATTCTACTTAAGAAGGTTTTCATTAGTCCTACTTTTTCAACAATGGTGTCTACTATCTTTGGATCTGCCTTTCCTTCTTCATTTTCAAAGTTCTTCGTTGCATCAATGATGCTAGCAAGCTTAGGAAGAATATCAAAAAGTTTGAGTAATAGATCAAGCTCTTTTTCTATTCCCCTTATCTTTCCAACTTTTTGTGCTTCCTTAACAATGATATCAACAAGTTGAGGAATAGACTGACCAAGAGCGGTCAACATTCCACCAATATCTGGTGCTGAATTTGATATGTTATATATGATTGTTCCACCTTTTTCAAGCGCTTCTTTTGGAGGTGGAGGAGGAGTTGAAGGTGGCGGTATGAGTGATGTAACAAGCTTTATAAGTGATTCAATTATCTTACCAAGAGGTTCAAATAGAGCAACCTGTTCTGGTTTTAATTGGCTCATTGCAGAAGCTAAACCACCTGCAATTCCGCTTATTAATTTAGGGATGTGCTCTGACATCTTTGATAGAACATCACCAATAAACTTGCTGATGTTATCTAGATTTTCTTTAAATTTATTACCGCCAGTTAAAGAATTTTTAACTTCGGTTGTATTTGATTCCTGTTGTGGTTTTGCCATGCTAGAAACAAATTGAACTATAGTAGAGATTATTGGTCCGATTGCTTCGAGCGCTTTTGCTGATGATTCTGAAATACTTAAACCTTTTAGCGCGCCAATGATTGAAACAATCGTTCCTTTTATTCCATCAATTATTCCACCTGGTCTTGATAAAACTTTACCGACAGTATCTACATAACCGCTTAAACCTTCAATAGCACCAGCGACCTCATCATTATCTTTTTCAGCCAATTTACTAAGCATGCTCATTGCTTCTGGTGGTGGTGCCAATGCCTGTGCTATTGGACCTATTGCACTCATCAAAGCAGCAACTGCCTTTATTCCCTCAGCATCTTTTCCTTTTATTCCTTTGGCTGCTTCAATGACGGGTATGAGACCTGACAATACATCTTTTATGCTAGAACCTATGTTCTTTGTCAATTCTCCCATCTTATCAATGATGGGTACTAATTTTTCAAAATCATCATCATCAATATTTTTAAAAGCATCTGAAAGAGAACTAGATGAACCAAGCGCAGTAGCTATTCCTGCTGCACCTTGTAAGACTGGTCCTATTGCCTCAGCTTTCTTAATGGATGACATAGGTAATGCACTAATCTGTGCAATTATTGCTTCTATGATTCCAATAACACCTTTTCCAGAACCACTTTGACCTATTAAGGCTGTGATCATTTCTGTGGTTTTATTAATCTTTGTTGCTTGATCTGAAGATGATTCAAAGAAGCCAAAATCCATTGATTCAAGGGTATCAGGTATTACCTGCATTACCTTTGCAACAGCTTCTAGTATTTTTGCGAACGCTTCTGCTTTTGGACCTATGTCTTTTGGCATATTTGCTACTTCTTTAGAAATTGCCATAGAAAGACCAACCAAACCACTGTCTTTGTCACCAAGAATATCTGATACGGTTGCAAATCCAACCAGGTATGCTGCTGCACCTAAACCTCCGCCGAGGAGCATCAAACCACCTGTCAATGCAAGGGCGACTACTGCAAGTGCAGCGACGCCAACAATTTTTGCAGCTTGAACTATAACGTCCCCCGCCTTTTTTACTTGTTCAACATTCATACCAGCAAATGTTGAAACGGTGAGATCAGCCAGCTCTCCAAGACCTACAACCACTAATCCCATAGCACCGAGGGCGGCGATTATAAATCCCATTCCCAGCACTGCCGCGATGCCGCCCGCAACCAATAAAATTAATGACGCGCCGATTGCCGCGGCGGCGGCCGCCATACCAATTACCAATAAAATTCCTTTTGCGATGTCGGCTGCTTGAAATCTTTGTGCTGATTCAACTACTATTTCACCCAATTTGATTAGTCCATAAGTCACCAATCCCAAAGCCACAAGTGCAATTAAGAGTGTGACGCCGCCGTCGGCAACCGCACCCGCTGCAGGTAATATTGGGGGCAATGATAGAGCAACAATTGCAGCTGCAATTGCCATACCAATCACCATTAGAGTACCTTTTGCAACCGCAGCAGCATCAAGTCCTGAAGCTGCGGTAGCGACTATAATACCCAAAGCAGATAGACCCAACATCGCGAGGGCGAGGGCACCTAGGGCAGGCAATAATGCTGGCACGTTGACCGGTGGCAGAGCAGCAAGCGTGTTAAGTGCAATGGCAACTGGTACCGCTGAAATGGACACTGCCAAGATAACTGCTAGAGCTTTTCCTACAGTCTCTATACTCATATCTTCAACCATCTCAGCAGCAATGTAGAATGCGACCAAACCAATCGCTATGACCATTGCAAATCCAACTAAGAACATTAAAACAAGCTTCCAGTTAATTGCAGCTCCTGCTTGAGCAGCTGCAGCACTAGGAGGTGGAGCTGGTATCGGCGGCGTAGGTGGCGGTGTGGGAGGTAATCTATTTATATTTTGGTTTAAGTTTTTAAGCGCTTTAGCAACATCATCCATGACATCTGGACCTGATACTGCCTTCTTAATAGCTCCACCAACTGCACCTGCTATAAGAGCAGTTCCTGCACCCAAGAATGCCTGTGCAAGTGCAGGCCCAAATAACACCGCAGCAATAACAGGCCAATACTTTATAGCAGCTTCCTTTATCTTTGGAACAACAACTTCTCCCATTTTATCTACAAGAACACCAAATAATCTTCCTAATGCAGGGCCTAGTACTGCCCATCCATTTGCAAAAGCTTCACCTATGGGACTTAGATAATTCTGTGCAGCATCACCCACCCCAGACAGATTTGGGGGATTTGTTATTGCATCAATAACAGAATTTACAAGGTCAGCGACAGAAGTTAGTAGCCACTCTATTCCACCCGCAAGTATGACCTTTACTCCTAAAAAGAATTCAGAGAATCCTTGCATCAGAGTGTCAGCACCAGGCCCTGACTTTCTAAAGAAGTTGAAGAACTCTTCCTTCAATTCAGCCATCATGTCCTTGAAAGAGGCATCTCCCTTTTTCAATTTCTTAAAGAAACCTTTGAATATGTTTATGACACCATCTAACATCCCACCGATTCTTTTTGGATCAAAGAGATCAGTAAGCCCTGCGACTATCTTTGTGATGCCTGGGAAGTTTTCATAGATCATCTTCACAAGCTTCATTCCGGCAAATGTGAATTGATCTGTAGATTTTCTGATGTTACCGAACAACGCACGGACCGCGGGTATTTGATTTAACCCTCTCTCCATTCCTTTGACCAATGCGTCAAAGAAACTCTTTGGTCTCTCACCACCATCTTTAAAAACACGATCAATTGCGTCGGCGAGTTTGCTCATCGCCTCTTCTTGAGAGACAACTTTCTTTTCTGCGGCCTCGCTCTCCTTCTTCATGTCATTTAACATTGAAGCTGAGTCTTTGGTAGCTGCAGCAGCTTCAAATTGAGCATCTGTCCATCCAGCATGCTCCTTAAAGTACATTCTCTCCCTGTAAGTCAAGTCTTTAAGTGAACGCCCTTGAGCTTCCATTGCCTTTTGAACAATAGCCATCTGTTCTGCTGGAGATTCCGCAGCCATCATTTCTTCTAGGTCAATGTTTGTTCCAAACTGCGCATTCAAAGCAGAAACGTGTTCAGCAGCATCTTCAAATGTAACAAATTGGTCAAGTGTCCCAGCGATGTCATCAAGCTCAAGACCTAATTTCTCTGCATAAGCAACTGCAACACCCAACTGTTTCGTTGACATGTGACCAAAGTGTTTCATGTCATTTGCAGCGGCGGCCATACCTCTAGAAATGACCTTTGCATCTAAACCGAACCTTTTACCAAGCGCTTCTGCTTGTTTCTGTATTCCAACTAAGGTATCATTTATACCTTTTCCACTAGCTCTAGCACGGTGAGCAAGACCTTTCATATGCTCATTAGAAATACCAAGACCTTTTTGCAGTGCTAGCGTTGCGCCGCCGCTGTCTTCTATCTCTTGTGCAAACCTTCTCATTGATGCGCCGCCTTCGGACATCAATTCAGTCATAAGTTTCACTCTATCTGCTAGGTTTCCAAATAACCTCATTGCAGATATGCCACCCACACTAAGCTTACCCATAGACTTAGCGGTAGACATGATTGCAGAGTTCGTAGGTCCTGAAAGTGCACCAAATTGTTTTCTTAGCTCATTTATCGCCTGTGCGAGTTCTGAAATACCACCTGATGCAGAGTTAGCCATTTCTATGAGGGCACTAAACATCTTGAAGGGTATCGATATGATCGCCTTTCCAATGTCCCACAGTGAACTTATCAAAGAGCTTGCGATTCCCATGAAGCCAGATCCGGCCGCCATGAGGTTCTTAAAACCTTGTTGTAAACCGCTGAGTGCTCCTAGCGCTGCTCCTGTTGCAGCTGGAAATTTTTCACCTAGATAATCGCCAATAGCACTGAGCTGTTGCTTCAAGCCTTTTACGCCTGCGCCGCTTTTAACGATCCTGTCCCTAAATTGATTAAAATCAGATGAGGCAGAGGCTGCTGATTCACCTGCATCATCTAGTGCATCTGATAGGCCTTGAGTAGATGTTCCTGCTTCTGTTGCCCCTTCTGAAATTTCACTGAAAGCCGCTGAAGCATTAGTTTTTAGGTTTTGGAGGGCAGCGACAACATCCTTCAAGGTCTTGTTGACCTCCATGAGTTGGTTAACAACTTCACCAGTACCCATTCCCTTGAAGTTCTCTGCCATCTTTGCAGTTGCTTGTGCCTGCGTCTCAAAGGCATCGCTGATCTTTTCTGCTCGAGCCTTCATCTGATCGAGCAATGCAAACATCTGCTGAGCTATCTTCAGCTGATCATTGCTAGGTCCAGCTCCTCCACCACCTCCAGGTCCATTTCCCATATGTCACCGATTACACAAAATCACAAAGGCCAAGGTACACCGAGCACACGCTCAAATTCAGAAGCTGACATGTGTTTGATTCCAAGCTTTTGAACGACTGAATCAACAGACGCACCTGGTCGGTTCAATTCATCTTGAAACCTTCTAGAGGCAGCTAGCGCATTTCCAACTGCCTCTATTTCTTCACGGCTTCCCCTCAACTTCGTGTTGACATATTTCCCAACAAGCCATGCTCCAAGGGTTGCAAAGAAAACCTTACCTAACAAATTTACTTTTAGTTCATTGATGGGCTGTTCCACATAAACCTCACGATGCTATTAAATAGCAAGAAGTTATAAAAATTACCACTTTTAAGTGAACCGTCTGAGACGACTTGGAACTTGTGCTCTAACGTTTCCTTGCATTGCCCTGACGTCAGGCATATTTTGGTGCATAGCCCGCGATTGTGTACTTCCCTTGTCAGATGATTGTTTTAGTTCTTTACCAATGCGTTCAATGAACCATCTTTTGTAGGAGACGGGAATGTTGTATACTTCCCTATAAAGGAACCCGCCGTAATACATGAGTAGAAAGGTGGGTTCCAATATAAGTGCTTCTTTATCTTCCGGACTGAGGCCAAAGAAAGTTGACACCAAGCGGCATGCTCACCTCCTCTGTGTGACCACACGATGGACATGACGTCTCCTGCTTCATGATAACGCCTGGTTCATTTTCTTTAATGTAGTTTCGAAGTGCAAGTGAATCTCTTGCTGGCATCAACTTGATGAAGCTGTTGATCTTTGATCGATCTTCAACACCATCAATTGACACGATCGCATGAATCAAACCAGTGGTGACGTTTGACTCTGAATTTAGACCCAATTTCTTCTGCTTCTCTGTCAAAGAAACAATCTCTTCTTCATCTCTGCCTGTTAAGAATCGGAACTTGACAAGCTTCTTGCTGTACGGTAACTGGAACTCGAACAAATTTGATCCAGGAACGACTGGGTCTATATTCAATCTACGAACCGGGAGTTCGGCAAGATTGAAATCATGTGGTGACTTCGTATTACATTCATTACACTGAATCTCTGCTTTGTAATCCGGACCATAACCGGTAATACGAATTGCAACCATGAGAGCATTTCTATCACCACCAAGCAATTCATTAGGATTGATCGTCCTATCAACAAGACAGGATCTAATCAATTCTGTGATGACTGTTCCCTTTTTTAGAAGGGCACGTGACGTCAAGATATCTTCTTCACGTGCAGTCATTGCCCTAATGTCTACTGTCTCTGCGCCGTATAGGTTAGAGCTTTGTGGATACACCTTGCCGGAGGAAGGAAGAGGAACCGTTTCAAGGGGAATATCCAGACCAAACTCTGTCTTTACTTTGTCAGCCGCAGACATCATCGGTGTACGAGGATCTACACCTGCTGGGACGTGCGAAGCACCAGAGAAAATTGCATTACGCTGCTCACGATCATCTGTACTCATCTATTAATCCTTTTATTAAAGAAGCTTGTCCTATAGTAAACACAAGCTCCGTAAACGTAAATAACAATAGTTGAAATTTATGAGCCAAAATTATTGATTTTGTGCTTCGTGGTGGGTATGATCGTGACACCGATCGCACAGAACAACACCGGAAATATTCTTCGAAATATGGTAATCTGTTACCCATTCGGCGATTAGAGACTTTTTCTCGAAGTCATCTCCTGGCTCTCCTAGTTCAAGGATTGCCTTATGGAGGATGGTTGCGAATCTCTCCTCGTTGTGGTGGACCTCGAGGTTTGATCTGGAATCACACTTTGAGCACTTGAATCCACCTTCCTTGAGTTTGGGATAGACCCAAGCGTGATGAAGACGAGACCGAACGAGTGGTTGAAGAGCTGAAGTCCCACCTTTCCAATTATGATGTGAAGAACCTGATGCAATTGTTAATGTTCCGTTAGACCACTGATGTGTCATTATTTTGGAGCGCTTTTGTCGGAACTCATCCGAACCATATGCACGCTCGGCAATCACAGCAAATTCCGGATCATTTTCTTTTGTTTTTCCCCTGTTCCAAGGATCCCTGCTCCACAGGCCTTCGTCTCTTCTCTTCTGCAGGCTTTTCTTCAGCGCTTCTTTGTTGTGTCCCCAATTGTTGTTGACCCTCGCCGCGTGGCCCAGGACATACTCTGAAAATCCCTTTTGAAGCGTGATGAACTTGGTGGACTCGCCGCACCCACAGGCACACGTTGGTTCTTTACCTTCAGGAAGGAAGATCATGGCGTAGAGACGTCGAGTCGGCAAGTCGTGCTTCTTTTGACAGTGAATTCTAAGAGAATCTAATTTTTGTGTTTCGTAGTTGTTACACACTGGGCAGTTAAATGTCGAAAGGTCCATGGTTGATATATACCATGAACCTTCTGACTTGTATACTTGATTATTGTTTTTATTATGAGCAGTTGTCGAATGTTTATGTCAAAACTGTAACACACAGTTATCAAACCTGAGCGTCATTGAGATTTCCATTGGACCACCGTCCTCGTATGTAACCTCGCCGAAGTTCGCCTCGGTGATGAATGCACCCTTGATGTCCCAGAGCTCGACGACTGTACCGACGGGGTCTAGAAGCTTCAATTGGATGTCGCGCTTGTAGAAGTCTGCGTAGCCTGCGCGGCCTGATACAGACTCGAAGTGGGTGCGTACCCATTCCATGACCTGTTGTGCGCCCGACGGAGCGATTGGGTCGTGGAGTGTGACTGCGATCGTACCGAATGTCGTCTTACCCGCGAGGTAGCGACGTGAGTTGATGAAAGGTACTTCAACTTCTTCGGTCGTAATTGTTGGACGAGCCGTGGTCTTGATGATGTAGGCATCGATGCCTTCGATCATGAGGACCCAGCGGTTCTTGCGCTTCGGCTCGAACTTGTTTGGAATCATCGATGTAACGTCAAGTGTCTCTGCGGCCATGTTTTAATCTCCTGTTATCCTTATGTAAGTATCTGCTAAAACGTAATTTTTTTCGTAAATCACTCGTGATGAGTGTGAATGTTTGTGTTGATTATCTGCGACGGGCACGAGCGCCCATGCCGTTCGCTGCCTTCCATTCTGAGAGTGCCAGGTCAATTTCAGAGTTGACTCCGCCTAAGGTCCGCTCTACCTCTCTTACGGCAGCAGGATTTACATCGTCTGGGCTTGCATCTGCTCCTAGTTCGATGATCGTCTCTAGCTGCTCTGTTACTGCGGCGCCGAGCGAACTATAGGCCTTGGCGAAGGCGATAAGCTCATCTGCACTGACTTCGTACAATTCTCCGCCCCTGGCGACGGGGGCCTCTGTGAGATTCTTGCGAGCCTTCGCTTTCTTTACTTCTTCAGCTATGATGTTCTTTAGTTGTGCAGATGTAATCTTCATGTTGTCTCCGGAATGTCGCTCAATTTTATGTAATTATTCAGTTTCCGTAAATAAATTATTTGTTTTTATTTGTCTGAGGTTACCAGAGATAACTTTATGAAGAATTATTCTGGTAACCTCAGATCACCCTGTCACTGTACCTGTTGTAGGTTGTTGGCAACAACGAAGTCAAGTGAGACGAACTCGATCGATTTGACAGGCTGGACGAAGATCTTACCACGAACCGTGTTGTTCTCAACGTCTGTCTGTGATGTTGTTGTTGCATCAATGATGACTCTGAACCTCTCGAGACCGCTGAGGGCCTGGATCCTCTGTAGACGTGGTGTGACGGCTGCGGAGAACCTTGCGAGTGTTGCTTCGCGATTTGGCTCGAAGAGGATGCCTTGCGCAATCTCACGAACCTGGCGCCTGATCTCGATGAGGAGGCGACGGACATTGACACGATCAAGTGCAGATGATGCAACCTGTAGCGTCTTCTGTCCCCAGACCACGAGTCCTGATGCTGGGTTTGTTCCAGATTTTGGAGCTCCGACGAATCCAACGATTGGATTTAGCCTGTCGTTGTAGAGACCATCGAGATCTTCCTCCTTCAACCTTACCCTGCTCTCGAGGGCCTGTTGTGGTAGAGCGCCGCGGGCGAAACCTGCTGGTGCAAACCAGGGATGTCCAACTGCGTCATTCAATGACAGTGCGCCGAGAACAAGTGCAGAAGGTGGAACATATAAGTTATTTCTGTCTGGAGCAGCATAAAGGATGTCTGGGAAGTATGCAGCTGCGAAAGAGTTGTCTATGTTACGATCCCTGAATGAATTGATTGTCTGAACAACTGAAACGATGTCACAATCATGTCTTACTTCGTATTCGGCATCAGTTCCCTCTTCTTTATATTGCTCGACGTCCATGAGGTATAGAGCGTCAAATCTCTCTTCTACAGCAACAGTTGCATAGTCTGTTACTATTGGGTGTCGTATGCCAGGTATTGCAAGGAGTTGTATATCAAGGTTTGTTACGTTCTTCATGATATCTACAGCTTTTACAAACGCTTTCACGTTTGGTCCTTCTGTAAGACCTCTTCCATTACTTGCAACCATATCAGATGATACTGCGTTGTTTGTTATTCTTGCTTCATCTTCATCAAAGATATTGACACCATCAAATCCACCCTGCATGAATAGTGTAAACTTTGCATATCTTCTGTTTATTGTCTCATTCAAATCAGAGACCTGGAATGCTCTTGTCTTGTTTGAATCATTGGCTGCTATATTTCCATTTCTAACATAAGAAGCTGAGTGCCACTTTAGGGTGTCTGCTGCTCCGCTAGAACCTGTTGCAACCTGTATGTTTTCAAGTGTAAAGATGTTGTTATTGAATCTATCGGCATCAAGAATACCATTTGCTGCGGTGTCTGCTACACCAGAGTTATCTCCAACAACAAAGTTTTGTTGTGTAGTAGCAAAACCAGGGAAGTACTTTGTGAATGATTCTATAGATTTATTCACAAGAACAGATGAGTTTGGTTTTGTTATCAAATCAACTTGTTCAAATTGTGTACCCCAATAGAAGTTTACATTCGCAGATTCAGTTGCACTTCCTATAACTCCGTCAGTTACCTTTTTTCTGAAAGGAACGGGTGGTTGTACAACCTTACGTAGAATTTCCTTGTCTTTTGAACCGCCTGCAGGACTCGTGTCAGTGTCACTAATGTTATTTCCTAACGTCGGAAACACTGCTGTACCTGATGTTACGAGGTGGTAAGCGCCCCTGAATCCTATTGGAAGTGCCGTTGGATCAATAAACTCGTTTGCAACTTCATCAGAAACTTCTACCCTAACGTAGTTAGAGCGGCTTGGGTATGCACCCTCAATCACAAGCTTTTGCTCTTCTGCATCACGATCAAAGTCAAAGTATGAATTTATGTCTCCTATCATCTTTGCTATGTAACGAGGTGACGTTGGATTCAAGTCACATACAAATGCTTCCCCTGATGAAATCAGCGTTGGTGTTGAATCTCTATCACCCCATCTTCTTATTCTTATTGTGAATGAACCATATTTGTTGACTGGGTCGTTTGATGGTGTGATGTTTTCTATTGATATCTTGTAAAGATTTGATATGTTAGCGCCTGCATCTAACGCATGAAGCCTGAAAAGATTTACAGGTTTTCCACCAAACTTTTGTGAAATTACCCATGGTGATTTTGCGTAATTAAATCTATCTTCAAAACTTTCATAATTTGGTATCGTAGAAGTCCCAGTGTTTCTTGCAATTGAAGAAGTGATTATAAATGCTGAATTTTCAACTCCAACTTTTCCTTTATAGAAAGAATATACATCACTTACATCTGCACCATGTGTACCTGAAAGAATACCGACACCAGTTAGCTCAGCAACTGCAGGATGTATGTCCCAGTGAGTATATAGATAATGTCCTTTTTCTTGTAATTTTAAAGGATCTCTATTTAGAACATTACCAAAGTAATTGTTAGAAGATGGATCAAATGACGCAGTTACTACATTTGGGCTGTTTGCGTCAAGTCCTTTATGACCATTCAGAAGTAATACGAAGTCCTGCTTTTCAACACCGTTATCCATTAAAGTAACAGTACCAAAAGTTGCTCCACTTAGATATTGTGGTGAATCCATCGTTGCAGTCAAGTTAGAGGCTGGAGCGCTTGAGTCAGGTGCACCAACAAGTGATGATGATAATCTAAGAAGAACGCCAGAGGCAGCCATCAATACGCCTCTTACGATTGGTACTGCTTTATTTTCTCCAGCTAATTGTAAACCTGCATCACTAAAGAAAGTAGATGCAAGAGATTCTGACATGTAACAACCAAGGAAATATGTTCTTCCTAGATCACCACCAAAATTTGCAAATTCATTTTTATCTAACTTGCCAAGGGTTCCACTTGGTTGTTGCTCACCAACAACAAACCCAGCACCAGTGACAGATCCAGGATAAACGCCGGCTCCACCTTGTCTCTCAAGGCCGTCTCCGACTCCGAGAACTCGCAAGTATGATACTGCTCTTGCATTTCGCAACCATTCAAGAACCGCGATGGGTCCAAAGTGTTTGCTATCTACAGTTCCAAATTTTGATTGAAAGTCTGATAAAGTACCCACTGTTATTGGTACAAAGGCTGGGCCTTTTTTCGAAGTACCAATAACACCCGCTGGGATACCAACAGGTTGTTGTGTAAGAGGTCCCGAAATATCGATTTCATTTGCTGTTACGCCCGCGGCGCCTAGTTTTAGCTGTGCCATCTACGATGCTCCATTTTAGCTGCTAGTTAACTATATCGTTCACTTCAAATTTCTCACACGAACTGAACACCAGCGTTTGTGATTATGAAGTCAATTGCAATAAACTCGATTGACCTGGTTGGTACTATGACTATTCTTCCGTTCAACCTGTTCAAATCTATGTCTTCTTGCGTGTTATTCGTTTCATTCATTACAACCTGGAATGCTTCAACACCTGCTTGTGTTTGAATCAGACCTAATTGAAATACAGCATCTGCTACGAAACGATTTCTAACAGCTGGTGTGTTCTGTTCGAATACCAACTTGTTAGCAATTCCTATGATTATTCTCTTCACCTCAAGCAGTAGACGTCTAACGTTTACTCTATCAAGTGCAGACTTGCTTATCTGTAACGTCTTTTGACCGAATATGACGAATCCGAGTCTTGGGAACGTTGCGATTGGATTGATTCTTGAATCATATAGAACATCTCTGTCTAGCACATTAAGTCTTACTGAGACATTCTTTACAAAGTCTAAAGCCGCTCTATTGAAACCTGCTGGTGCAAACCATGGATATGCAACCCTGTCATTGAAACCAAGGGCACCCAATGCAGCAACTGAAGCAGGAACTTTTACTCTCTTTGAGTTTGTGGTATCATCTATGAATACATCTGGGAAGTAAGTAGAAACATAATTGTTATCTATTGTTCTTGCATCAAAGTAGTTTACTGTCTTTTGTATGCTTGGTTTTACGGTTGAATCATCATAAAGCCTGTAACCATCATCGCTATATGATGGTATATCCATCACATGCATTGCAAGACCGTAATCCTTTACTTTCTTAGACGCAATGTCATTTATGTAAGGTTCGCGTATACCAGGTATTGCTAGTAGATTTACTCCTACGATGTATGGATCAGTCATGATATCAATTGCTGTTGTATAAGAAGCAACTCCGTTGTTGTCCTTACCAACACCATTTTGGTTTATATCAAATCCATCAGGAATATATGTTGTTGCTGCACCACCGACCCCAAGAAGATCCGAATCAAAGGAGACAGACTTGTCATTCAGTCTTCTTGCGTTACGATCTAGATAGTTTACACCATCAAATCCACCATACATAAAGTTGGTGAACTTTGCATAAGTAGAGAACCTATTGTACGTTGCTGTTGTTGCCTTTGAAAGAAGTGTAGCCAAAGTAACCCTGCTGACACCATTATCAGAGACAGAGTAATCAGTTGAATCAGGTATTCCATTTCTGATATACGCTGCTTCTCTCATATGTAAGTTTGCAGAACCTGTTACATCATTGACTGATTGATTTGCAAGCGCAACCTTTGCAAGGGTAAACTTGTTATCATTGAATGCATCAACATTTGATCCCGTGTGTAATGCATCTAATTTTTCAATACCCATGAACTTTGTGAAAGATGCGATTATGTTGTTTTTTTCACCAACGACGTTGTTGTTCAGAACCTCATTTGCAAGGGTTGTTGCATTACGTTCGAACTTCACTCCCCAATATAGTGCAGGTACTGTAATTTCTTTTACTCCAGGTGATCCTGCTAACCCACCAGCTGTACTAACTTCACCTCTTGTAACCTTGAATCTATAAGGTATGGGTGGAAGAACAGAACCAGAAAGTAAGTGATTGCTAGATATCCCAGCCATACCCAATCTTGCAGTGCCAGCAGGTATAACAGAATCTGCTACAACGTTGTTGTTAGTCTTTAGAAGTGAAGGACCATGGAATCCGAATGGTAAACTAGTATCTGGTACTAATTTCTTGTCTACCATGTCAGACATGATAATTCTTACATACTTCGATTGATTCGGATATTTACCGCTTGCTATCAAACGACGTTCTCTTGCGTCGAATGAATCAAAATGGAAAGAAACCTTGCGATCACCTATCAATTTAGCAATATAATTGTCTGAATCTGGATCTAGAGTACAATTGCTAAACTGTTCAAGTATTACTGGTGTGATATCGCTATCATTGAAATCTCTTATCTGAACGTTGAACGTTCCATACCTATTCGTGTTGTCCGCAGATGCCTTTACATTTGATATAGAAATTTTGTAAAGTTTGTTTGCATACTCTCCATCATCAAGCGCCTCAAACTTGAACAAATCATACTCCGTTTTACCGAAAGGTTGAGATATGAACATTGTTGTTTGTGGTGCCTTAAACCTCGTGTTGTAAGAACCAAATATCTCTCTAAAGCTAAGATTGGGATCGCCTGATGAAGAATCTTTAAGTGAAGAACCGGACAAGATTGCAACATAGCAACTTCCAGAAACAGATGCAATTTGATCATCAACTGCAAAATCTGCAGCAAGGTAGTGTTGGTAGATATCAAATTTATCTGGATCCGTGTTCAGTAATTTACCAAAGTAATCGTCTGCTGACGGATCAAAAGACGCAGAATAAATCTTTACACCTGGTTTTCCTTCATCATTAGCAAATGCCGCACCTAAAGAAGATGAAATAAGAATCTTGAACTTAGGTTTACCGTTTACAAGTTTTGCCTGTGCATCATCATTCAACCCTATTATAGACGTTGCTGCAGGAACTGCTTCATCACCATCTAATACGTAGAGCCTAGCGGTATCTGGCGTCATTACAACACCACGAATTAAGTTTACCTTATCATCTACACCTACATTTGGAAACGTTCTATTATCTGTAAACATTGGCATTCCAAATGCTTCGTTCGCCTGTACTGCATGTTGTGCAGCAAGAAATTGAACAATCTTTGTGTGCCTGCCAGTTCCTGCTTCTGCTGAACCAGTCAAAAGAAATCCTGCATTTTTTACAGTTCCTTTTGTCAAGGTGTTATCAAAATCGGCAAAAGTTGAATTTGCACCTGCACCAAGAACCCTGAGGTATGTTAAAGACGTACGATTCTTTAAGAACTCGTTTACCGCATAAGGACCAAAGTACTTTGGATCAAGATCTCCAAATGTTGTTGAAAACTCAGCAAAGTTTGCAAATGTAATCGGAACGAAAGCAGGTCCTTTTGCTGATGTTCCTATAACACCAGCTGGCGTTCCGACCGGACCACCCGTTGTTGGTCCCGATAAATCAATTTCACGCTCATAAAAATTTGGAGATCTAAATACTTGCTCGGCCATTACCATTCTCCTTAAGAGGGTATAAATTCAGTATTAAGTATCTTGTAAATCTGAAGTAATCCAAATCAATTCAAATTTTGATTCACTGCTCTTCGTTTGTTATTATTATTTGAATTCCATTTGGGATTTCAGATGAAGATGAAACTCCCGTTGTTGTCTTAGCAGGATTTTTTTTCACAACATTCACAGTACTATAGACTGTTTCCCCTGTTGTTGGGTTTACTTTAGTTACCTTAACATACTTTATCGTATTTCCAAGTCTTACCTGGGTTACAGGTGTACTGCTTTGTGTAGGTGCGTTAGGTATTAAATAAGTGTTTGGATAACTTGGTATTTTGCTTCTTGTATAAGTTGGAATTGATGTTCCTCTTGCTTGATTAACAATTGCAGGATCTGATGTTGTTGCAATTATATTGCCAGCGGAATTTTGCAACTGTGCAACAAATTGTGGATCATTAAGTGGTGGTGCTATATTGGGATTTGAGGTTTGTGTTATTCCTTGATTTGGAGTAATTGTCCCACCGGTTCTTCTTTGGTCTGGTCTTGCGTTGGGCTTGTCGCTAAGTGGTAAGCTTGGATCATCATTACCAATTGTAAAATTATTATTAAATTCTTCTACATCGGTTGGTGTTGGATCTGGTGTTGACGTTGTTGACGTGGTAAATTGAATGATTGGTGAAGATATGTACTTTTTCACTGGTATTGGTGTCCCTGGCATGTTAGATGCCCAAAAATATGCTGGGATTTTAATATCAAAATTACACTTTATGAATCTTTCAGCTGATGACATATCATCAAAATTAGAATCAATCGTAAATTCTCCACCTTGTTTAGTTGCAACAAACCAATACCCTTTATCAGTTGTAACTTTCCATGAATTTCCTTGTGGTAGAAAAGAAGAAACAATTTTCTCTATTATTTGATTCATGTGTTGTGTATATTGTGTCCAAATAGTCACCTGATATGTTGAAGTATAAAATTGAGGTGAAGGCATCACAACAGTTTCAAATATGTTATTTCCAATATTGGTTGATAATAATGCACCTTGCAACGTGTTATATGATTCGCTGTTGGAACCAATTTTACGTCCAGTTATAAGTTGATTATCTAATTGAGGATCACCAGGGTTCACACCAACATTTTTTTGAAATAAGATTGCTGTTTTATTTATTAGATTTTGATATTGCCTGTCTGACTTATCCAATCGCCTTCTAACTACAATTTCGCCTGTTTGCTGATTTATTCCCCTACCTGTTATGTCATCCATTTCTTGGCTCATGGAGGTTCTCATGATAGTTATGAGAGGAAGAATTAAAGTGTTGTTTCTATCCCTTATAGGTTTACCCCTTTTGAGAAGTGCCCACTTTTCACCTGCTGCAAAAATTATAGGAACCCTTTTTACCTCAGAAGAATCTTGACCACCAACCATAGGTTGTATCTCTTTGTCAAATAAATTAAATAAAGAAACATCAACATCTTCAACACCGCAAGAAGGTATGACAAGATCTGACTTTAATCCAGTATCATAACCTGATTTAATTCCTGAAATTCCATTATTTAATTGATCTATTGCGTTAAATCTAGTGGTCATATTCAATCCTCATCATAGAACGCTGAACCAGCACCGGTGTCATCACCCTTCTCTGAAACCTGTTTTGGCCCTGTAAGAGGTGAATCAAGAACACCATTTCTTACCAATTCCCTAACATCGCCAGTAACACCATCTTCTGTTTTTTCTGCGCCGCGTTGCTGAACAAACTTTTCTTGAACTGCATCTGAGTCAGTGTAAGATATATCTGTGGGACCAATAATTGGTGCAGTAAATTGTCCTTCACGTGCCTTTGTTCCAACGAGTTTCACACCGTCTTTGTGTTCTGGCATGCCATAAATGTTTCTCATAAATGAGCGTTCAGTAATTTCATAAAAAATATCAGAAAATGAAAAGAAATCACCAATGTTAACGTTGATTCCTTTCTCTACTAGATCCCTATATTGTATATAAACTTCAATCTTATATTGAGCATCAACTCCAAATTTGTCTATTTTTGTATCTGCTTGAAAGTTATTGTCTACTAAAGCATCTAATATAATTGGATTATCAAAAATCTTTTTTACTGCTTCATTATAAACCTCGTGAGTCTTTGTTCTTATTTCAGAGATAGGATAATAAATTATCTTTTGACCCACAACATCTTTTACAATTTCTTTTGTTATGTCGCTTATAAAGTTTATTTCTCTGGGCGTTATGAATAGTCTAGCCATTTTTATTTATCAACCTATTGTTATTGATTTACCTAGAGGCATTGGGATATAACGCAACTGTTTATTAAGATTTTCAGCTGCAGTTGCATCACTTTCCAACATCTTTGCATGTGTTAGGTTGGCTAAAAATTCTTTCATTTGCGTAATAAGTTTTTCCTTATCTTCTCTACCCTGTGAAACTAAAGCTTCACCATTTAATTGTAGGTCTGCATTTGGTATTGGTATGCTTTGAAATTTTGAACGAATTAAACCAAGAAGTTCCTTACAAAGCGCAAGAGTGTACTGGCGTATCCATTGACGACCAGGTTGGTTAATCGTTGAAAACGGTAGATTACCTAATGGAAAGTTATTAGGTCCAGATATTCCATTGATTGAATCATCTTGATATGCAGGTTTATATGGATCATGAGGTGGCATCAACTTAATGTAAAGTTTTCCAGTTTGAAGGTCAGTTGTCGGTATTGGATAAATTCTCAGCTTCGTTCCAAGAACCTCATAACTATAATTCGATCTTCTTACCCTAAATGCTGATTCTAACATTCCTCTCCTAAGAACATCTTCAAATATGGGAAGAACATAAAAAACTGTAGAATTTACATAAGACTCATAGTTGAAGTTTGTTGCAAGGAAATTGGTGATGTTAGATGCGTTCAATAAAAATGTTTGTGCTGCAAGAGGTTCAAAATGAAATATCTCAACTATTTTTAATTTTCCTTTTGACCCTGATGGAAGAGAATTGTAAACATTGCTCCCGGAAACTACATCTTTTACCTCAGTGTAGATATCGTAATCTTGCCTTCCATTCTCAAGATCAACATACCCTAAGGTAGCGTTATAAGACCCTCCTACATATGCCTCTGTAGCATAAGGTTCAGCCATTCTCAACAAGTATTCTAGGGTTTGCCTCGCGTATTTGTTCGTAAGATCTGTAGTTGTTGAACCTCCCAATACGTTTGTTATCTCTGATGATATCTTCGTTTCATGTATCAACCTGCTATATTCACAACACGCCTCTTCAAAGCAAGCCCACACTTCTTTTCTTGTCAACTCAACAGAGAGAACATCGTCTCCAAGCTTTCGCTTCACAAATGTAACCATAGAATCAGCTTCTGTTTGAAATACTGAATCTGAATCAAAAAAACCAAAAGGTGTGGGATTGATTGTGCTGTTGAAACTAGGCATGGTTCACCGATATCTTATGATAAGTATTCAAGAACAGCTACGTATCTTTATCGAATTTTACAAAAACAAAAAGCCTCAATAAAGAGGCTTTTATACGACAATAAAGTTTTAATTTTATTACATTCCAGAAATTAGTGCTTGTACAGCAGTTTTTACTCTTTCTTGTAGCTCTTTCGGAAGTGCAGATAACAGTATATAAGTTTCTGGTTTCAAATGTTGCTGTGGTGACCCGCCTTCTACCATATATGAGTTTGTTTGCACACCTACCCTAAGTGTAAGTGGAGGCAATCCTTCCCTACTGTGAATGATCGGTTGATATAAATCTACTTTCTGCATATCAACCTTTCAATACACTTGATGTATTTTTTAAATTTTCATTCATTATTTGAAACTTTTCTTTTAGCTGAAAGAGTTGTTCCTCTAAGGAAACAACACTATAACCATTTATTCTATTAAAATTAATCTTTTCTTCTAGTTGTAGAATCTGCTCAAGCAAGTCTTGTGTTGTAGCTGACATAGTCGAATTATAATATAGATTAGTTATTTGTTTTTTGACGCAAACTTTTCACGCAAAGTTTTTTGCTTATTTTTTGTACTTACTTTTGAAATAGGCAATTTAGTCTCAGCAATATTTGTTATCTGCTTTTTTTCCTTTATAAAAGGATTTTCAAGAACATATTCTTGCTCTTTTACGATTATTTTTTGTTGTACAGTTTGAACAGGTTGTTGCATAGCAGCTTGTTGGATAATAGGTTGTTGTACAACAGGTTGTTGAACCACTAGTGGAACAGCTGAGACTTTTATCTCTTGTTTTGTTGGTTGGACTATTTGTATTGCTTCTGCAAATACCCTCATTGTCTTTTTGAAATTCAACTGAAACTGTACAGGAGAGAAATATCTATTTTCTACAAGAACTTCTACTCTTGCAGAATACAGTCCTTCCTGTATCTTCCCTTTCATTTGAGGAATTACAAATTGGACAACCCCATCTTCTTGTGTTCCTCTACCTGGGAACATGTAAGAAATTTCTGGGCTTTCGCAGACTAACCTAACTTTTACAGGGGTTGATGATCCTTCAACCTTAATCTTAAAAGCTAGTTCGTTAGATTCTTCTACATCTAAGGTTATTGTTTCTGCTAACTGTTCCATTTCACGTTAAATATTACTTAACTCTGTTAATTGTAATCTTTATATCTTCCCAAGCAGACCTTGTTCTTGTTGATACGTTTTCTGCCATAACAGCAATCTTTCTAGATAGATTGACTTTTACAGATAAATGTCCCTGAATGTTCTCTTTTGGCTTCTCATCATTTATTCTAATCAATTTTGCCCAAACAACAACGTCTTCTAACTCCTTAACTAATCTTTGAGCGCTAGACCTTCCTCTTCTAACAATTCTTATTACTTCTTCAATAAAGCGCCGACCATAACCCATGGTAATGAAACCCTGATAGCCGGGTTTGTTCCGCCCAAGACCACGGGTAACGATTCTCATGAAACGATTTTCTTTCTCTCGAACACAGATTCCATTGAAGGGCTACCTGATTCATCAAATAGGTTAAACCTTGCAATCTCAGTCAGGTTATCTTCCTTATAGAAGATCATCTGGTTGTTCATCATCTTCCAACGTCCTGCAGTAAAGTCTCTAATCAGCGCTACGTCAATTTTCAATTGTGTTAAATCATCTTTTGCCCCAGATAGAACTGTTGCTGCCATACTAACAGCATCGTTAACTGCCGAAATTGAAGCTGTCAGTTCAAAAAACTGTTTCAAGTTATTCACGGTTTCAGAAGCATAATAAGTCTTTGGAAAAGCTGTTCCTGTATCCCATAGTATTTGGTATGAAGGATCACTGTGAGGGAAATGAGGGGCTGCAGAATATATTCCTGGTGCTACTTGAGTTACTCCGTCCGTAGTTCTTGGTTCTACAATTGATCCCGTAATATCAAGAATAGTATAACCTACACCGCTTGAACCCGTGGCGTTGGCTTTTGATGATCCAAAATCTACATTAAAGAGATTATAAGCATGCATACTACGATTATATTGAAATTATCTACGCTTTTTCTTTTTTCTATGACGACGGAGCATATTTTCAATAACTACCTTTTTTTCTTCTGGCGCCTCTGCCCACGACCACAAAACGTTGTTCTTGACTTCATCAAGCTTTTTTTCTAACTCTTTTGCTCTTGCATCTAGAAGATCTAATGTTTTTTCTGACAATTGCTCTATTTTAATGAACAGCTGAATTGCTATTTCAATTATTTCTTCATAGCTTCCATTGTTATATGCATTTAAGGAACGTTTATACAACTCAGTCATTTCTAGGTCATTACCTGTTCTATCTGGATGTGTTTTTATCGCTATTTGCTTCCATATTTTTTTGATGTCATCAGATACGTCAGGTTGATTTGAATCTAAGACTACATTTTCATCACGTTTTTCTTCAACATTACCGTTGTCTTCTTTTATATTTTCATCAATATTTTTTACCTCGGTATTTCCAATTTCATCTTGATTCACTTTATCTTCAGGTAATACTTGGTTCCCGAGTTCTTCAGGCTCTTCTTTTTCTTGATATCTTTTTGCAAACTCAGATTCATGCTCCTGTAATTCTAACTTTTTTGTTTCAATCTCAAGTTTAAGATAGCCAAGCTTATGTAAAAGGAGCTTTGTTTTTTTATCAGAAAAATTCATGCTTTATTACAATAACTAGCGGCTTTGTGAGGTGATTTATGCAAAAAATGAAAAAAAATCGTTGTTGAACTTTATATATATGATTTGGAGGAGTTCAATAATGAACAACTCTAATTTAAGGGTAAAACCATAAAAAAGGAAGATAAGACATGTCTAGAACAAGAGTTCAACAATCACAGATTTCAGGATCACTTTCAGTTGATGTTAGCGATAGCTATGTTGCAGCAGATGCACTAACACGTGCAGAGGGCGGAAGCAGCACCCTAGTCGCAGATCTCAACGATCTTCGCAAGCAGCTCAACAGAATCATCGGTGAAGGTTCATGGTCAGCAGCTCTCGCTGGTGAGCAGGACCTCTCAGACATCTACGGTGCATTGCACGTAGATGCATCGGACAACGCAGAGTTCCAAGCTGACCTCAGCGTGAAGGGCAACACCACACTCGGTGATGCAGCAACGGACACAATCACATTCAACGCTGTCGCAGCTTCAGACCTCGACATGGCAGGTTCATACACTGTCAAGGGAATTCAACAGGCTGACACAGCAGGCGAAGCTCTCGCTTGGGGTCAAAATGCAGAAGTCTCCGACCTCGTCGTCACAGCAGGAGACTTCACTGTCAGCGCAGACGGCAACGTAAGCGCGGGCGGTACACTCAACGTCACAGGCAAGGCAGACTTTGCCGATATCGTTGATGTTGCTGGTACACTCTCAGCATCAGCAATCAAGATCGACGGCGACGTAGCTGGCCGCCTCTACTTTGTTGATCCATCAACACTCGAGATCCAAGACTCAGCAGACCTTGTCTTCTCAGCCGGCGCACTCAACATCACAGGCGCTCTAACAGCATCACTAGGTGTTTCTGTAGGTGGAGACCTCAACGTCGCAGGACCAGCAGTGTTCCAAGACGGTGTAACAATCTCCAACGGTGGAGCAATCATCGACGGCGACCGCCTCGAGGTCACAGGTTCAATGGGAGTGACAGGCGAAGTTGACTTCGACAGCACACTCAACGTTGACGGCGCAGTTACACTTGGCAGCACACTCAATGTTAGCGGCCAGGCAGACTTTGCTGGAATCGTTGATGTTGCAGGTACGCTCTCGGCTTCAGCAGTGAAGATCGATGGCGACGTTGCACAACGTCTCTACATCGTCGATGCCGACGGTTCACTCAAGGATGAGTCAAAGCTCACCTTCGACGGCTCAGAACTCTGGGTTGACGGAGACCTTGAAGTTGCCGGTGGCGACATCACCATGTCAGAGGGCGTTGCAATGGCAAGCTCTGCTGGTGGCAAGCTCACAATCACAGCAGCTGACGAAGTTGAGCTCTCAGGAGACCTCGACGTACAGGGCGGCAAGATCTACTTGTCAAACGGTGCAACAATTGACAGCGAAACAGCTGGCACATTGTTGCTCACAGAGGACATTGTCGCAGCATCCGGTGACCTCAAGGTCGGCGGAAACGACATCCTCGACAGCGCAGACGCAACAGTCATCTCTTTCAAGACTGTCAACGGTATCGCATCTAGCGTCGAAGTTGCTAACAATATGGAAGTCAAGGGCGATATGTTCCTTGCAGTCAGCGCCTCGTTCTCAGGTGACGTAACTGTGCAAGGAGACCTCAACATTCAAGGTAAGATGACATACATCGACACCGAGAATCTAAAGGTACAAGATGCACTCATCCACCTCAACGTTGCTGGTGATTCATTGTCATCACCACGTGGTGTTGTGTTCCATGGTGGACAAGCATATGATGATCTCGCGTTCGGGGCAAAACCAAACTCAGGAGACTTCGTCTTTGCAAAGGAAGTTGACGACTCAGACGTTGACGCTGGAAACAGCGATATCTTTGCTTCAGCAAAACTTGCTGCTGCATGGATGTCAACAATGCAGCTAGGTGATCGTGAAGGTTCACTCAGCGGCTCTCTATCAGCATCTGCGGCAGGTATCGAACTTGCATCAGCAGCAGGTAAGGAACTCGCTGTATCAGCAGCAGCCGACCTCCTCCTCTCAGCTAACGGTGAGACAGCAATCAGCTTCATCGAGTCAGGTGAATATGCAGCATTCAATGCTCAGTTCCCCGGCTCATCGCTCGTTGCAGCAATCGTTGCAGCAGGTGGTAACTTCAAGCAGGATTCGTTCTTGCCAGGAGCTGTCGCAGCAAACACAGCAATCGACTTCGAGGCAGCCCTCGGATTCGAGCTTCGTTCAGCAGCAGTTGCTGACGACGCAGCAAAGAAGCTCGCAATGGATGTGTACCTCAACGGTGTTCGCCTAGCCTACACCGAAGACTACACAGTCTTTAGCACAACAGAGATCAAGCTCACAATGGCAACAGTGGCAGACGATCGTCTCCTCATCGTTGTCCACAACGCACTCTGATAGTCTAAACAAGCTCCCAAATACAATCTAAGGTGAGCGTCGAGGGTCCGCAAGGACCCTCGATTTTTTTATTTAATTATGGAAAATTCATTATGAAACTGTTATATTTAAGGTCATGAGCGATAAAGAAAATTTGGATAAGTTAGCAACACTAGAATCTTCACTCTCTGTTTCACTTGAAAAGAAAAAATCTGAACTCACTGCCACAAAGGGGGGAGTTTCTGCCACAAAAGAGATACTAAAGAATCATAAAGAATTCTTAGAAAAATCTAAGTTGGAACTAAAGGAACTAGTTTCAAAGAATAATCTAAACCAAGATGTGGCCCAGTATGTGTCCGTGTGGCTCAACAAGACAACAAAGCATATAGAAGAGTACATGGACATGTTGAAGAGTGCTAGAGATATAAAGACGGGTGAAATAATAACGATAGATAATGTTATAAAAGAAATGACGAAGACTGTGGAAGTCCCGTCAGAAGAATCAGCTACAAAAAACGTAGACGTTCCACAATACCTACCTGTCACAAACGTACCAAATGAAAAGAAAGAAGTCGTAGAACAAAAGTTTTTTTCTGTCTCCAAAGAGCCTGAAGCGGGTGAGAAACCAAAAAAGAAAAGAGGAAGACCAGATCAGGTAGGAAAGATAGGAGAAACAGTGAAAAGAATCAAGGAATCAAAACTAAAAAAGAATCAATAGGAATATGTTGCTGTGAGATTGAAAGTCTCAAGCGGTGCATAGACCATAGTGATTGTGTTTCCTGAAAGAGTATAATCGGCGTTCTGCAGTTGTAGGACGCCGTTCACAAATAACATAAGTGAGCTAGATGGTGATGGGACATTACTGGTTGTAAAAGTAAGGTTGGCACCATTTTTCGTACCAGAGACGATCTCCATCCATGAGATAGATGTACCTGATTGCACGTAAGAGTATGTTGCAACTACCTTGCTTCCCCATTGTGGTGGTATTGCCAGCGTCACTGAATTTGAAGAAAGTGTGTAATCGTATTCAGAACCTTGCATTTGTAGGACACCATTCACGAAAAACATTAGTGAGTTTGTTGGTGATGGTGAGTTTGCGAGGTTAAACGTAGCATTTGTTCCATCTATATTTCCAGATGGAATTTCCATGAATTGCCATGAAACAGTCGTGACAGAAGATGAAGACGATGATGAAGATGAAGCAAATTCTACTAAGTGTACATCTTCAATTCCATCCCTGTACCAAAACTTTCTTGCGACACCGGCGATGATGAGTCTAACTTCCATTGATTGGAAGCGAATCGGGTATGGTATTGAAGAATTTGCTAGGGATACAGCATCAACTACGTTAGCAGCAGAATATGGTCCAGACCACGTGTCTACGGGAACCGGATTGACCGGTTGCACTCCGAAAGGAAGTTGAAGACCCGTAGAAGACATAGGTTATCTTGCATCAAGATCTTTTGATCTGATGTCTGTGATTCGAAGTGTATGGAATTGCGTTTGTCATTGTGTATAGTTTATAATCAGTAGGTATTTCTCCGCCGTCGTTAATTGTCAATGTTGTCAAAATGTATGTAAATGTAATATTTGCATTTAGCGCATCGAGGTCAAGGACCTCAGTAAGCGAAATAGGATTTGGAAGTGCAACAGAAAATATTCTATGTATAGTTCCAGTTTCAAGGTTAAATGGGTTAGAATGATCTGTAAACACTTTTGAAGTCAGATTTCTGACTGATGTTGAATCATTGGGAGCTGAACCAGAGGGTCCATACCAAATGACATTATAAAAGTTAACAGTTGTTATTGAAGAATACGTTGTTTGGTATTCATCAGTCACACTTATCCTATAGTACAAAGTGCTATATGACTTCAATGTAGCATCATTATGAACAGTTGAAGGAATGTTGATTGATGCTGGATTTCCTGAAACAGAAATACTAGATAACCCAGGCACATCAGTCCAGGTTGAGTTATTTGTAGAGTATTGAACAGAATAACTTGTTATTGGAACATTTACGCGTTGCCGGACTATTGCCCCAGACAACGTAGATGAAACGTTTCCCTTCTCTCTTTTTGTGTTAGTTTCACCAGTTATACCACCGGGATTTGTTCTAACCAATGTAAGAGTTTTTGTTGGTGCTAAATATGCTTGAGGAATTATGTCATCTGTAGATGTTGTAGATGCACCTTGAGAATCTGTAACAATGTATCTATAGTTTATTGTATTTGTGAAAAATGGTGTAGCTTCAAAAACGTGATTATATACTAACGGATTATCCGTTGATGTTGTTAAAGTTGTCCATGAACCAGCTCCAATTTTGTATTGCAGGGTTACAGAAGAAACTGAAGCTCCTGCTGAATTAATTTGATAGTCTGCGTTAACGACAGTTGCAACAAACCCAGTTGTATTAAATGCAGAAGTGAGTATGTTGCTTGTGTTAAGATTTACCGTAGGATCTATTGGTTCTGATATCGCTAATAAGATAACTTCAGCAGGCGTTTTTCCAGTTGCAGGAATCAATTCTCCAGATGCAAATCTTCCAAATGTTCTACCACTTTTTAGACTAACTGATAAATCTGTGGGAAAAACATATTCAGCTACATCAGCAGATATTGTTACGCCGGAGCCCGGTCCCGCATCATCAATTGTAATGCCAGATCCTGCAGCAAGATATCTCGCTGTTGGAGGAACGACAGAACCAGAGAGGACCATGAAGGGTGTATCATTGACGTGTATATCAAGTTCATCATGTGATAGTTCTCCTATGTTCTCTAGATCTTTGTGATCGTCAATAACCCTTCGTGCAGTCATCAGCTAAAATCCTATTTCTAATATACAATCAAGAATCTTAAAGTTTTCTAAGTAAAAATGCCTTTGATGTGAATGCAAAAGGCTTTTTTATTTTCCCGGCATTCTAGGCTGATAAATATATTGTGAAGTGCACTCTCGTAACAATAGCTTTACTGCTTAAGTTATTATCCTCCTTATTATTTCTTTAGTGGAGTTGCAGGGTACTGCCCCCTGGTCCGCAATATCTTTAAGAATCTATTCTTTCACAGGCTTAGAATGTTTTTTCTCGACTTCATCCTAGTCTATTCGGCTTGACCATTTTTACGACAGATCTGGCCGAAACCCGTTAGTCGTCTCCTGGAACCACCTTCCGGGAGAAACCCACCTCATATAATGAGGATAACCATTGGTTGTGACTTTCTGTTTCTAGGTTGTCACCACCCAACCAATCAGGCCGCTAGGGCGACTGGAGCGTAGTCGTTATCGTTGGCAACTAAACGTCACTTGGATTTTTACCAGGTCCTTCGTGCACCTGGGCCTGCATAGATAATTTCAACACCACGTCGAGACTATTTCAACCCCTCATTAGTTCATCTTATTTTCTTTTTCTTCCTCTTGCTTTTTTTACTTCTTTGTCTTTTTTTACCGGTGCAATCATATTGAGTAACGTTTGATCGTTGGTTGTTTCTTTTATTTTCTTCAACTCATCTTCAAGACCTTGAATCTTGTTTGATTCAGATTTTAGCCATTTATCAAACCCAGACAATTTTACTTTTGAATCAGCATCTTCAAGCGTATTAATGATGTGACTTTCAAGCAATTCTATTAATTCATGGTAAGAATCTTCTTCTTCTACAGATAAAAAATCTCTTTCATATTTTTTTAAACAGTTATAAAGAAATAAAAATTGCCTTGGTTGAACTTGTAAATTCATATGACCTCAAAAGTATCTAGGTCGGCAGAGTAAACTACCGACCTAGGAAATATACTATTTATTACGTATCAGTACACTTTACCAGTGCTTGAATAGTGCTTCTGTAGCAACCTATAAAGTGTACGAGCCTCGCTACCCGTCAATTGAACACCGCCGCTGCTTGGAAAATCAATAAACAGCTTTGTTGAATCATTTTTTGTATCTGTGCTGACTGCAAACGTAAGACTTGAATCATCACGACGATGAGTCTCGGTCCTCATTTTACCTGTACGATCCTCACGAGTACGAATCACTGCGTTACGATTCTGACGATCCTGCTCAACAATTCTACGATTCCTACGTGTTGTCATTTTATCTCCATTCAGGAATATTTGATTCCTGCATTTGTATGAAGAAATTATAATAACGCTACGTTATGTATCAAGTCAAGATTTAGGAACGATTTTCTTTAACTCTGCTGCAACTCTAGAAACTTCGTCTGGGTTTGCAAAAATCAACTCTAGAAATGCATCTGCAAGCGCAGTTTTATCAGTTGAAGCAAGATCAGCTGCTTCTTTTCCGCCTTTTCTTTTCTTGATTGCGGTAATCAACGCTCCCTTTAAATCATCTCTACCTAATTTTTTTGCAATTGCGGCGGCGACGGAATCAATCGAGCCTGATGTATCAATTTTACCTGAATCTGTTTTACCTGAATCTCCTGGTCCTGCTTCAGATAAGCTTGTTTTTCTAGCAATTTCCTGCCTGATTATACTTCGAAGTTGTGATTCTGTGATCTTCATGACGAATAAATATGGGGATGATTTTGCAATCATCCCCACGATAAACAAAATTCTTATTTATCAGGTTCCAGAGATAGCGCAACTTCCAGAAGAAGCCATGACAAGGAAGCTCTTTCCATCGCTTACAAGAGCAACTGAAGAACCAATTACTGGTGCAAGTGTGAGAGCACTTCCTTGGTTAGCAGGTGTTGCACCTGGCATTCCTGCAAATACCAGTGTGCCGTTTGCCTCTTGCGAGCCGGTGAGTAAGTGTGCATGCGTGTCGCTTAGCGACCTGAACACGAATACACCACCAGGAACTGATGACGCTAACGGCATTGTAGTTGTTACGACAGCTGAACCTGATACCGTGTATACACCAGGTGCGGTCACTGTTGAGTCGGTTGTTTGTGCAACTACCGAAGTTGTAGGAAGAGAAGAAAGGGTTACACTTGAACCAATCTCTAAACCTGAACCACTCGATTGAACTAGACCTTGTCTATCATTTATTGTAACTTTAGGCATGATGTGATCTCCTTTTGTCCGCAAGATTCCGAACCACTGGCGGTGTCAGTTGATCACTGGTTCGGGCCTGTGAATATTTATTCGCTATCAATTATGAATTTTCATTGCTGATAAAAAATCTTCATCTCCCAGGAAATTAATTCCTCCATCGACTTCATAGGCTATATTTTTTTTATTTTTTATGCTCCACTGTACTATCCAATTCAGCACTGCAGAACTTATTTTTTCGTTTGTTTCTATGGACTCATAATACTCAATCGACTTCATACCAGATGCTGTCGGAAATACATTTTTTCTTTTTGAAATGATCACACCAGAAATGCTTGGCTTCATCCATCCAGGAAGGTCATCATCAGTCAACCACACACAATTATAATTCCTGCACGGTTCTATAGGTCTATCTTCGTATATCTTGCAACTAGACTCAAGGTAGTGACATTTACTACCCCTAAACATATGATGGCCATGAACTACCCCCGCAAGCCATCCCTCGCAGCACTTTGTGCACTCACCACAATTTCTTTGTAATAATGGTAACCTTGTTTTTTTTGAATTATCCTGTGTGGTCATTTAGTGAATCCTGAGAATCAGAGGATCTTCGCTGGTTATCTATTGGACCTTTATACAACATTCTTCTGATCGTTTTCACTATTGCATCATACCCTACAACAGAAACACCACCTGACATCGTATAAGCAAGGATAGAACCCGCAAGTGTGTCACCAAAAGCAACGGGAACTGGTAGACCATACTTGTAACCTAGCAACCCTGTCCAAGCGCCGACAGCTAGGGCATGGAGAGGCAAGGTCGCCCAGTAAATCCTCCTCCAACCAACAAGATTGTCTGATTCTCTTCTCTTGTTTCCAAGCACGATATTACGCGCTACTTGACCACACATCCCTATGATGAAGGGAACGACGCCCATTACGATAAGCCAATCTTGCATATCTATTAATTATCGATTTACATCCCGAGGTTCTTCATAAATTGCAGGACAGGTGCATATCTTTGTTGTTTTATGTCTAACCTAAGAGGTTCTACGTTATTGTCCTCGAGCTCTTCATTCATATCCATGCTGTGCTGCCATGAGAAAAAACTGCTTGGTGAAGTATCAAATCCATAAAGATCAAATACTTGTATAAGACGATTTGCGACGTCCTCTGATTGCCAATGTTGACCGGTGACAATAACACCACACTTCTTTCCCCATAGAGGATTATCCTCTCCGTACACAGAGTGACGATTCTCAAGGGTATTCATTCTCTCTATGATTGTTTGAAGTAGTGCAGTATGATTTCCCCACCTCACGGATGTTGCAAAGACAACAATGTCAGCCCACATCAGCCCATCGTATATCTGTGGCATCTCATCCTTGCCACCGTACTTTTCAGGTTCTTCTTCTGCATGCTTGTGTGCCCAACACCTATACTTCCCAGATGCAGGATCACCACACTGTCTACCTCCGTCTGCATAACAAGAAAGATTCTTTACGATATTCAATTTGTTTGCGTCAACGAACTTTACCTCATGATTCAGTGATTCAGCGAGTTTTACAACGGTCTTTGCCACAAGCCTTGAAGAAGATGCCCTCTCGTTTGTTGTCGTTGACACTACGAATATTTTCATATTTACTCACTAATATATAGGAGACAACATCACAATGAATCCTAAACCTACCCGATCGCAGTATTCTTTTGCCGCAATCCACTTTGCCTCGTCAACTTCATCGTGACGACCCTTCATTTCATACAACATCCTGTCTTCTTTGCCGTAAAAATCGGGAATGTAGTTCCTGAACGTTCCGTCTGGGTGTCGATAGGGAATCACTATCCCGTGGTTCTTCGTCACCTCATATTGTCTGGATATGCATGACTGGAAGAAGATAGACTCCCAAGATGAGTGCATTACCTCATCCTCTCCTGTCCAAGGATTCACCAATGTCTCACGCTTGAAGGGAGCCTGTGGTCCGATCTTGTTTTCTGCAAGGAGTTTGATGGCACGTTGTGATGCCTCTTCACGGAGGACCGGAGCAAGAGGTGACTCTGACCAGAAGCGGTGGACAGATTCTGAACGTTTTTTTCTAAGAGAAGGATCTCTTTCATAACTTTCTTTTTGTCCACGACTGTTAGCGAGACGATACTCTTCAGTCTTCATCATGTCACGAAGTTTATCGCCATGGCGTTTCCATCTCTTTTTTGACCCCTCAGAATAATTCTTCAATTGTTCAGGGGTTCTTTTCAATCCATAATTTGGAGATTTATCTCCTATCTTTCCTGACATTGGATTATTGGTTCCGCTGGTTGCACAAGACCTTGAGCAGAAACGAGAAAAACCTCCCTTCTTGTGGGGAAGCCTTGTTCCACATGGGCAGTGAGGCCATACACCATTGTATTCATGTTTGACGACGTAGTCTGGGTATGTTAGACCGTGGGATCGTAGGTGATATCCTAGGGCATTCAGGGCCGAGCACTCATGTCCGCATTCTTTGCATGTGATCATGATTTATATATACATGGTAACATGCGTTTTGTAAAAAAACAAAAGAATAAAAAAGAAAGGCCTTCTTTCGAAGGCCTTTCCTATCAAAGATGGTCGTTTCCGACTATCAGATGACGTTCATGTCAAGCACGGTGACCGTTCCATAAAAATCTGACCTGACCATTTTCTTACCGTAGCGAGTCATCACGCCCTTACGTGGTGTGAAGTCCTCTGGTGCGAAGATTGTTGGTGTCACGATGAGTGGAACGTATGGTGCGTATACGTAGCCTGTCTCGAGGTAGCTGCCACCCTTGTAGCCGACGAGGATCTTGTTGCGTGGGAAGTAAGGATCCTTGTAGACTGTGAAGCGGTTGCTGACTGTGCCGATTGCCTCTGCACCGACTGTGAATGGTGATCCAACCTGGCCCTCGCCGTCGATCGAGAACTTGGGCTTGTAGAGGACTGAGCTCTCGAGGATTGTTGCAACGTCTGGTCCTGTGACCATGAAGTTTGCTGATCCGCGCAGTGTCTTGCGGTGGATTGTGTTGGCAACGTCGATGATTGTCTCGACGAGTGTCTCGTACCACTCACGGACTGTACCGGTGAAGGCTGGTCCGATTGAGAGTGTTGAAGCGAGTGTCACTGCCTGACCTGTTGTCTTGTTGACGAACTTGCCTGGTGCACGGCTCCAGTAGTAGTTGGCACCGTTTGCTGATGTGACGAGGTCGTTGAGGATCTCGCGATCAATCTCAAGGGCAATCTGCTCTGAGAGGATCGAGGTGAGCTCAACCTCAGCGTCCATGCTGTGGTAAGCGTTGAGGTCCTGTGCGAGCTCTGGCGACCAGCGAGCACGGAGCTTGCGGGTCTCAGCTGTGATAGCGATTGACTCGATCTTGATGTCGATCTCTGGGATGACAGGTTGTGGTGCTGAACCGAAGTCAGACTCGAATGATGGAATTGTTACTGTTGAACCGCTATCTCCATCAACTGCAAGTGATGTTGACTTGACGAATGACACCTTTGCTGACGCAGCGAGTGAAAGTGATGCACCATCTGCACCCTTGACGACTGTTAGTACGTGTGTACCATTGAGTGCATCTGGTGTAAATGTTGAACCATTCCAGTTGCCGCGCTTGTTGAGGCGGCGGAGGTTGAGTACTCCCTTTCCACCTTGGTATGTCTCGCCCCAAGCTGTAGCATTGGTGACAGAGCCATCGAATAGTGCAAGTTGCTCAACTGCAGTCTTGTCCATTGATGAGAATGCTGAACCTGTGACTGGGACCAAAACGAATGCGAGGTCGAGGTCATTGTTTGCAAGTGCAGTCTCAACCTGAGAATCAAAGTCTGCGTATCTTGCATTTGAACCGCTAAACATTGAGTCAGATGAAACCTCAAGTGTGTTTGCCCATGTCAAACCAGCAACACCACCCCATGCACCGATACCCCAACCACCAGCTGTTGAATCATAGGGAACCAAAGTTGCTGAACCTGTAACCCTTGAATAACCGCTTCCAACGAGGTCGTACATACCGCCAGTTGCAAGAGATCCGCTGCGGACTCCCTTACCACCTGGATTGTTGTAGATTGATTGACCTTTAGTATAGACAGTATCTGATGTTCCGTCGAATGGACGGTTTGTACCGTATGTGTAATCAAGATAGAAGATGAGTCCTGAGGGGAGGCTCATTGGTTGGATCGAGACGAGCTCGTTTGCAACGAGACCGCCGAAGACCCTACGGACGATTGGGAAAGCGATGTTGCTGAAGCCCTGGATCTGTCCGCTGCCGACGAGGTTTCCGCCACCGGTCGAGAGAGCGTTGCTCTCTTTGAGGACCTGTGCTGCCTGGTTCTCGAGGAGCTGGCTCATCATCTCACGGCGTTGGCCGTCAAGACCACGGAGGAGGCCTGTGCGGCTCCACTTCTCTGTCAAACGGGCTCTCTCAGCACCAACGTGCTTGTCCTTGATGCCCTGTGCTAAATGCTCTAATGTAAAATTCTTCATTTTTTTCTCCTATAAATTTTTTGGTAAACGAATCACTTCAAACCGGCTAGTTTTGCCCAACGATCGGCTTCATAACCTTCGCTAAGCACTGTAGAAGCTGGACGTGTTGCTTGAGAAGATGAACCAAGAACTCGTGGTGCACGGCCTTCCGTCATTGGACGCGATGTGCCTGAGAGTGTCTTGATCAAGCTTTCATAAACAAGCTTGACTTCTCTTTCAGTTGCTGCCTCATCCATACGCTCAATTATCTCGGCCTTCTGGCGCTTTGTGAGCGATTCATTCTGAAGTAGCTTGTTGCAATATACCAACTTCGTGTTGAACAGATTCGTTTCCGCCAACTTCTTACGGAGAATTGAGGTTTCTGCCGCTGACCTTGTTGAAGCGCCATTACGGTCCGCTCCTCTGAGGCTCTCATTGAGAACCGACTTCAACTTGGCAGTGCGACGCACTGACTCGTTGTAAACGCTTGCATAGTGTGCATATGCCTCAGCAAGCTTCTTTGCCTGCCTCTCGTATGCGACAGCTTCACTTTGGCACTTGGCTTGTGACTTCTTGTCTTGTTGCTTCTTAGCCTGTGTCTTCTTTGCTTGTGCCTTTTGTTTGACCTGTTGTTCCTTCTGCTTTGCTTGCTTAGCGCGCTTCCTTGCTTCTGTCTGAAGCTTGAGCTCTGCAGCAATGCGGCGGCGTGCTGACTCAACCTGACGATTCTGCTTATTTGACTGCTCGTTGGGATCATTATGCTTGTCAGCGTCTTCTGCCTCTGGCATATCTGCCTCAGGCATGTCTTCTTCTGGCATATCTGCCTCAGGCATGTCTTCTTCTGGCATGTCAGCTTCATATGCCTGACCAACTCCGTCAACTTCTCCCATTGCATCTGTTTCCTCAACATCAGACTCAGTTGTAATGTCCATGTCAAGTGGATCTCCGAGGTCATCTTCCTCGAAGTCCATATCGTCAGATACATCGCCGGCGCCGTGGCCCCAGCTCTGTGGCTTTGTCTCATCTGCTTCGCGGAGTGCTTTCATTCTAGCGATCTCACGACGAAGCATGCCCTCATCAATTTCAACGATTGTGTTATCGCTTAAACGTCGTGATTCCATGCTAACTCCTTCTTTCTTTTCTTCTTCTTCTCCACCAAGATCTAAAAGATCTTCTGAACCTTCTTCATCTCCAGACTCTTCGTCCTCAGATTCTTCAGATGATTCTTCTTCTCCACCCTCTTCACCTTCAGGTTCTTCACCTTCAGGCTCTTCTTCAGGCATTTCGCCACCAGGTTCTAGTTCTACCTCTAGATCTCCAAGTGAATCTTCAAGTTCATCTGGTACATTCTTTAACTTTAAGGTTAATTCCGCTTCATTCAAAGATTTGATTCTCATGTTTCCCTGCTCCGCGAGCTTGTTAAGTTGTTTATATAGGTCTTCTAACTTACCCTCATAGAATTCTTTTCTATGAAGACTGCCCGCAGATTCCTGCAGGTATACATATAGATCTTCAACTGCAGAGACCATCTCTGCAATTTTTTGTTGATAAATATGTGAGTTTTTTAAGTTTTTATGAACATTGTAAAGTTTTTGTGTTGCTTCACTAATTTGAAATAACTTAGATTCAACTTTAGTTGAAGCTTCACCATCAAACTTTCCCATCAAAGGGCTCAGTAGTTTAAGAGATTCGCTACTCAAAGAATATTCTTTTTCCGGTTGAACGTTTAGCGCATCTAAGTCTAAAGTGACTTTACCTTCTTCGTCTGTATCCATTGCTGTTGCGACAGCGGGATCAAGATCTGCACCTAAATCGTCCATTCCAAACATATCGGTTTCTTCTGGTGCTTGATCTAGTTGTTCCAATGATTCTGGATTTGCGACCATTGGTTCATCCAATAAAAGATCATCTTCGGTTTCTTTTCCATCTGCTTCACGAAGAAGTTCAGCCTCAATTAAATCTTTGATTCTTGGTGAAACAGCCTCAATTAACGCCTTTTTTGCATTATCTTCGGCTATCTCTTTTAGTTTCTTGACATCGGCTAATGCCTCTTCGTATAGTTGTTTTGACATACTACTGGCCTCTCTTATACTCAGTAACTATCGGTTATGGTCTGCATTATTCAACTGAACTCTTTCCCATCGTCAAATTTTCACCTAAAGATAGTGTACCTAGGCGAAGAGAAGTTGCTGACGGAGAAGTCGTATTGATTGAGGGATTACCAGGATCAAAATTGGGTTTGATATCGTTTGCTTTCAATCCAGGGTCAGAATCTTTCTCTGTGCCCTCTGTTTTTCCAGGCCCAGGAGAAGTTAGATCTGGAACATATGGATTTGCTGGATCTCCTGCAGCTGCCCACTTTACCTCAGTTGTGTCAGGCGCTGTTCCATATTTTAGTGAAACTCCATCACCAAACATTTCACGATCCCCAGGAACAATTCCATCAAATAATTTTTTAGCATTTTCTGCAGTTAACTGTGCTGCAGCTACATTACTTTCTGCACCCCCGTAAATGTCAGGGGCACCAAATTTGAATAATTTAAACAAACGTTGCGATCTATCGCTTTTTACAGGTACGTAAATTGTGTATCTTCCACTTCCAGGTGTTCCCATAACATCTACCTTTCAAAATCAAGTAGTAATAAATTATATGCTACGAACGATTCGTGCTTTAGTTTCAATAATTTTCTTTAAACGTCTACGAAGACGATTCTCTTCAATCTTGAGAGCCTTCATATAATCAATCTTCTTTTCAAGTGATTTATCTGCACCAAATTCATCTGCATCTACTTCTTCAGCGTCGTCTGCTCTGTCTTCAGTGGATTCCATATCACCAAATTTAGCAATTTCTTCACTTATAATTTTTTTCAATAAAGCACTTGTTAGTTTCATGTATAATTTTCTCCGTAAGACATTGTTAAATATTTACATAACTAAAAATAATAAGAAAAAGATTTCATTTATTTGGCAATGTCATAAATGCAAGTTCAGCCCACTTGGAAGTTGTTTCTTTCCCAAACAATTCTTCTGGATTTGCAGAAGCAACTATTCTTTCAACAGAACCTCCTGAAGATTGTGGAACAAGTTTTGTTCTATCATTTTCAATCATAGTTGGCAATGTTTTCTCTGCGGTATCAGCCAAAATAGAAGCCATAACATCATTACCGCCAGATTCTCTAATAATTGCATCTCTAATTGCAGGATTTACTTTTTGTTGAACTTTTATCTTAGATGCATTATTTCTTAAGACGCTTGAAACATGAGGCGTTGTGTTACTTTTTGTTAGATATTTCTTTTTTGATTCTTGTATTGCATTTACGGGTGATGTACCCATGCCCTCTACAAGAATCTCAACTAAACACTCTTTTATAATAGATTTTAATTCATTTCTAGTAATACCCATGTTCAACCAACTCCTTGCCAATATGTCGTACCATCAATCGAACCAGTCAAAACTGGCATAAAATTATTATCAATTGTTGTTAAGGCAGCGTATATGCTGTAAGGTATTGTATTAGAAGAATCTGATCTAACGAATATTTCCGTCACTCTTGCATCAAGAGTGACAATGTCGCCGCTGTCAATAATAAAATAAAAATTTCCACCAACGCCATTCACTCCATTCTCTGTGAATCCAATCCTTAAAAACTTATTACTTGATGATTCAAGATTATGTAACATTATTGATTTAGTAACTTTTGGAAATGTGTACTTAATAACCGCGGTTGTTGAAGTTGAACCTGTAATCACCCAAGGTAAACCCGAAGGGACAAATTCTGAGCTTGTATTATACCCTGAAGGAGGATTACCTAGTCCCATCATTCACTCCTCAAAGAAATTATATCGTTCAGTATTCTATCGATTCTGTCAGATTTATTAAAAACTTTTTGTAATTCTGCTGAAGTTATTCTTCTACCTTCAGGAAGCATAAATGCACCCGGAGTTGATGGTTCAGAAACATAGTCCCAACAAATCAATTGAAAATCATCTTGAACTATATGATAATCTCCTTGTTTTTTTGTAGAACCTACTCCTCTAGAAGAGATTCCAAGTTTTACCCCAGATTCAACAAGAGATTGTAGTATTTTACCAGAAGGTGTATCAAGTAACTCTACTGTTCCATATACTACGCCTTTTTCAAGGTATGCTTCTTTGATTACATGTGAAACATTTTTCAAATTTACTACAGAAGAATCAGGATGATCTAATTCTCCAAGTGCCCTATTTTCTACAATAAATTTTTGGTAATTTCTTACTTCTCTTTCAAGAACGTGTATTGGATAAATACGACCATTTTGATTAAGCGTATCAGCTTTCTGCAGAATCCCCTTCATAAGAACCTTTCCGTTATTTTTTTCACGGGATTCTTTTATCATGTCTGGTGTGTAATCAAACACCTCATATGAATTTAAAAGCCTTAAATCTTTCATGATTCCTCACCTTCATTATCACTAAGTTCTTGATGTAATGTGGAATATAACATAAATTTAGAAACGACAGAATCATCCACAACATCAAGTGATTCTGAAATCATTGTATTTTTCGCTTCTTCTAATTTTTTTACCAAAAAAGTATCTTCTCTTTTTGTGATAACATATGATTCGATAGAATCAATTAACTTTTTTCTTGTCTCTTCTAATTTTTTCTTTATCGTTGAGTTATCATCATTTGCGGTTGAAAATGCGTATGCCCTGATGATGTCTCTTTGATCATCATTTAGGGAAGAATACTTCTCGTTCAGCTTCTTCATCATTACCTTCATAAGAAGCCTTGTTGTTCCGGGTGTTTCATCAAGAAGGGGTTGATCAACTTTTTTCTTTTCTGAGATGAGCCACTCTCTCAAATGATTTTCATAGTTAGCAAGAGAAACGATATCTGCAGTTCCTTTTGGTTTACGCCATTCATTCAACAAAGTTTGAACTGTTGCATATAGACGATATTCAGAAACAGGTTGATCATAAAAGTTTTCATCCTTTATAATGTGATTGATACTTCTTATCAATAAAGATTTTTCTCTATCTAATGTATCAAGGTCTATCGTTGCAGCAGCTGATCTTGCTTCTGATATTATAGAAGAAGCAACAGAATCTGAACTAACAGTTGTCTTTACAAGTGCATTAAATAACCTGAATTCTTTATATAATTGCGTGCCAGGTTTGAAATACCTGCGAAGTATCCGCAAAGCAATTGAAGATTTTTTCTTATCACCCTCAACAAGTGAACTAGAAATCGTCCTTATCAAGAACTCATATAACAGTGCTGTATTACGTTTTTTGTTGTGAGCCTTCGACATCTATAGACCTTTCAATCTTCTTTTACGTTTGTGATAAATAATTTGCTAAAATCATCATTTATTGCATCATCAAAATTTTTATCTTCAGAAAGTATTTTTGTCTCTCTGCTTCTTATTGACATTTGCAACTTTGCAGACATTTTTGACAGTGTGGATTGTAGGTCTGGGGGTAGTGAAGTCCTGACCACTGATTCACCAAAAGGATTACTTACAATAGACTTTATCCACTTAGCGCCTGTTGGATCTTGTCTATCAAGCGTCGCTGCATCTAACATGTCCTTGAAATTTGGCATGTGGGTCTTTGATGCACCATGGGTTCTTTTTCTTCCCTGGTTATACAACGCCTTCTTCAATTGTGATTTTGGTTTTACGGGGAGTTTATCTCTTTCCTCAAGAGGTATCGTTATTTCAGGTTCATCTGAAGAGATAAGTAATTCTGCCTCAGGTTCCTTCTGTTCAATATCATCGCTTGCAAACAGGTCTCCACCTTCTTCGCCACCTGCTTCTTCTTCACCACCTGATTCCTCGCCGCCTTCTTCGCCACCTTCTTCTTCACCACCTCCAAAGAGGTCTCCTCCACCTTCGTCACCACCACCTTCTCCGCCACCTTCTTCTTCATCAGGTTTTGCATTTTCAATCGCAGC